TTAAGGCGTTGACTTAGGCTGCGTCGAAGGTTGGGTCGTCGGCGCATCACTCGTGTTGTGCTTCAGCTTCGGCGGGTCCGACGGCTTCTGCTCGGATGGAGTCTCGCCGCTGTCGGAAGTTCCGGTTGAGTCAGGCGCAGGCGGCTGGCGGCGCTTGAGCGTCGGGCGTCCGGGCGTCCCATCATCGTCGGATGCGATATTACCGGCTGTCGTGGCACGCGCGTTAGACAGTCTCATCAATCGAGCCTTGACCTTCTGAAACTCGGAAGTGCTAATCATGTACTCATCGCGCTCCGGGAAACGCGCCACGAGCGAGAGCGAAGCAGCGCGCCGCTCCGGTGGCTGCGGGTGCGAGGCGAAGAGCTTGGACATAGTGCCGGGCTTCTTCTTATTCTGCGCCGATAGCTTCTCAAACATCGTCGCCAGCGCGTTCGGGTCGTAACCGGCTGCGTAGAGATACTGCACGCCCAGCTTATCTGCCTCAGACTCCGCACTCCGGCTAAACTTCATAAAGCCCAGCAGCGCGGCGAAAGGCCCCGCGTTGTTGACGATTAGTCCGGGAATGCCGCCCAGGAAGATCGAACCGGCAAGCAGTCCATACTGTGCGAGCGTGGCCTTGGCCTGGTTCTCCATAGCGTGGCGCGCAGCGACGTGGGCAATCTCGTGCGCCATCACGCCCGCGAGTTCCGCCTCGTTGTCTGCGGCCAGAATCAATCCCTTGTTGACGTAGAAGAATCCGCCCGGCAGCGCAAAGGCGTTGACTTCATCGGTGTCAATCACCTTGATGGTGAAAGGCACTTTGGCGTCCGAATGTAGAACGATGTTCTGGCCTACACGGTTGACATACTCCGTAATCACAGGGTCGTCTATGAACTTCGCCTCTCTGTCTATCTCTGCTGCCAGGTAGCGACCCAGCGCGACCTCTTTCTCCATCCCGCCTGCCATCCACGAGAAGAAGCCGCCGTTGATCTTGCGCTTGCCTATGAGCGCGGGGTCTTCATCGGGTGCGAGCGGCTTGCCGTTGCCGTTGCTCGGCGGAGCAGGAGCGGCAGTCTGCGTCGTCTTGTTGTCTTGCTTATTTTTAGAATCCTGTTGCGCTGCGGTCGTCTGCTGATCCTGTTGCTGACTACGAGCCGGAACAGCAACGGCGTTGATAGCGCTCGTCCACAGACTAAGGGCCAGGACAAGGGCTGTCATAAAGCGGGAGAAGCGATTATTCATGGTGAAAAGCCTCCAAAAACTTACGTTAATACTTGGGCGGTTGAGAAGTTGCCGCTCGCTAAGAGGAGTTTGTGCTCTTACTCGTTGCCGCGCATCGAGCAAGGCTGGAAATCTTCAAATGATCAAGAGGGGCGCGCACGCCGTTTGGTCAAAGCAGATTGCTTCAGGCTATCTTTTCGGCGGCAAGGCTTTGATGCCTGCTCGCGCCGGGAGGGTTGCGCCTCCGGTCGAAACTCCTTGCAATCAAATTCTGGCTTTAAGCGGGGCTGGCCTTAGCTGGCTCGCATTATAGCAGTGTGGCAGGGAAAAGTATAAATATTGCGCGCCCCCTTGTTGTCAACCTGTGTTTCATTACTCTTTAATCGCTGCCCATTGCTGAAAGTGCAAAATTAGTGCAAAGGTGCTGAGACTTCCAACAGTTTTTCGAGCTTACGACTAGCGCCTTCGCTGATAGAAGGTAAGACATGCTGATATACATCCATTGTGATAACGACGCTGGCATGTCCCAACATTTCACTTACTACCTTGACATTCTCTCCGGCTTCTAACAGTAGGGAGGCAAACGTGTGACGAAAGGTGTAGAGGCTGGCGTGCCCTAGTTCCGCAAGAGCGCAGATCGGGTTAATGTGGTCTTCATTGATATGCTCATATCTGAGGGGAAGCCCAAGACGGTCTGCGAAAACCAAGTCAAGATCGTCCCGGTAGAACCGCCTGACCTTCATGCTCTGCTCCGATTGCTGGCGCATGTGTTCCTTTAATAGATTAGAGACGAATCTCGGAATGGGAATATCTCTATAGCCTCGCTTGGTTTTAGGTGTCGAAAATTCCCAGCGAGAGCCTTTGAGCCAAACAATAACGGTTCTGACTTTAATAATAGAAGCCTTGAGATCAACATTCGCTCTCTGAAGTCCTACCAATTCCTCCGGCCTCATCCCGGCATAGAGGGCAAGGTTAAAAAGAACATGGTAGCGGTCTTCCCGCGAGCTATCTAAAAACTTCAATGCTTCATCTCGATTAAACGCTCGAACCTGTGGTCGCTGTTTGGCCGGAAGTTCTACCGCGTCTATCGGATTGGCGTGAATCAATCCCTGCTTGATAGCTCGTTTCAAGGCTGAGTGCCAGACCGTGACGCAATGGCGAATCGTATTAGGACTTAAGCCTTTCTCGGTCATGGATTCCATCACGTCTTCTACATGAGAAGAACGGATGTCAGCTAATTTAGTTGAGCCGCATCGCGGAATGACATAACGTGTTAGAACATTCTCGTACTCTTCTGCCGTGTTCGGGCGAATCACTTTCTTGGAGATGCGATTATCAAGCCACCTTTTTAGATAAACCTCAAGAGTTAGCTTGGTTGGTGTGATCGGCAGTCCTTGTTTACGTTGGGAGATAATCTTGCGCTCATAGGATTCGGCTTCCTCGCGCTTGCCATAGATGGTTCGATTGTGGAGTTTGACCTTGCCATTGATCGTGCCAAGCGACACTCTGACCAGGTATTTCTCTTTTCCAAGACGCTTTATCATGAGCGTGGATTATCTTTCATGCCGCCAAGTCTTGCAAACCATTTTCCTTGATTTTCTCAATTACTTCCGGGTCAAAGCGAACAACCCGCCCCAGGTTAGGCACTTTGGGTAGTCGGTTCTGTCGAATAAGTCTGTAGATGTGATTGATGTGCCAGCCCGTGATTTCGCTGACCTCTTGAGCCGTCAGAAGTTTCTTCGCAACGGGCGCTGGCGGATGTATAAACGCGCTCTCACGATAAACCTCTTCTGCGATAGCCCGCATCTTCTGTTCAAGTAACTTTTCATTTAATAGTTCGCTCATTACTGCTCCTTAAGTAGTAGGGGTGGACGCGACGTTACGATGGTTAAAATTTCCGTACTCCACTTGTCAGAATCCGTTTTGCGATTGACTGAGCTACGATGTCGCCGCACTCAAGTGTGAAACTCCATCGCTTTCTTCCAGCAAACCATGCCTGGGTATCTTGGCAGCGAGAGCAGACGCGAACGACCTCAAGACCGCTATTCCCGTTAGCTATGAAGTAATCCCACTTATGCCAGCCGATAAAACATCTCATACCACACACTCCACATCAGACTTGAGAGCGTCAACTAACATTTCAAATAATTCAACGGTTCGCAGTTCCAGATTCAAAACTCCTGCGGCATCAGCCGTTCAAGCTGAGTAAAAAACTCTGTTGCTAAAGTTTCAGGATCACGCGCTTTCACCATTTCAATGAGAGATGGAAAAACATCTGAATAGCCACCTTCAAAGAATCTTCTTGCGCCTTCACGTTCTGCATAGCCTTTCTTGCGTGTAAAGAAAAGGCAGGCTGAAATAATTAAAGAGGTTCGCTTTTTGAAGTCTCAGTGGCGAAAGTATAAGACTAAGGAAACAGGATTCAAGACAATTACCAATCCGCACGGCACTAAAATAATCACGCCGATCCATTGCCTTTCGGACGACTACGTTGCCGAATGTGAAAGGCTTTATCTTGCCTGCAAATCGCTTAACTATGGAAAGCAGAGTTAAGGGCGGGCCTGTGATAATGCAATCTACATGACCACCTCTGAGTTGTTGTATGACCTCAAAAGCGTCGCCGTGATAGACCGTCAAAGATTCTGTTTTAATTGTTGGTTCAATCATTTTAGATTCGGATTGCTCCCTTACGCTACTACCTTTTCTAGTCCAAAAGTTTTCCACTGCCCGCGAAGCCTGGAAGTTAATTTCATCCTCTTCTTAAACTCTTTCTCTGCCCACTCCGCATGCTCCTGATTTACCCAAGCTAGATAACAAGTGGCAGGGAAGAGAATAGAAAATACTAATGAGATATGAGTGCATTGTGGAACGGTTGATTCACATGAGCATCGTGCTTCATCGCCTACTACTTCCACACGATGCCAGAGACTTTTCCTTGTGAAAGATGAGACTTCAAAAGTATTCTCTTCTACTTGCCGAGATTGTAGATTCCGGCGTTCACTCTCTTTCCAGAGTTTGAAAAGTCTCTCGTCTGATTTGTGGATGAAAAGAGAACTCATTTGTTTAGCGTTCCTTTAGAGTGTGGGAGAAAAGTACGGGCTTAGTTTTTCTTTCCGAAGCGATCACACACATATAAGACCTTCGCCTCTGTGCCGCCGATCTTGTGCGGATAGGTCGGGCGCGGCCATGCGTACAACGCCTTGAGTGGCACTTGGCAGGCTATGTGTTTATCGCCAGCGGTTGAGCGAAACTCATCGCAGAAGTAGGGACGTGAGCAGAAGTGAAATTTACCGCCACCACATTCTGCGCTTTCAAGATCAGGGCTGTGGTGCTTTAGTGTTGCGCCAATCGCCCACAGGGTTTCTCTTTCAGCCCCTTCTTGGGTTTTGAAATCTTTGGAAACTCGTTTGTAGAGGATTATAGATTTACCGCTCGGTGCTACAGCGTTGTTTTCTAGCCAACCCTCTAGCCCTTCTGCGATGGTGGGAACGATCACAGTGCAGGTCTTTGATTTCTTTTGAATCTTCGCTTTGACCATCGCAAAGCAAACGGCGAAGGCGAACAATAAAACAGTAGCGGCGTCGGAATAGAGACGAACGCAAACGTTCCCCCGTGCCTCGACAGACGAGTCCCCCCATGCCTCGACAGACGAGTTCTCCCATGCCTCGACAGACGAGTTCCCCCGTGCCACGACAGACGAGTTCCCCCATGCCACGACAGACGAGTTCCCCCATGCCACGACAGACGAGTTCCCCCATGCCACGACAGACGAGTTCTCCCATGCCTCGACAGACGAGTTCTCCCGTGCCACGACAGACGAGTTCCCCCGTGCCACGACAGACGAGTTCTCCCATGCCCGTCGGACAATCACCCTCTGTGTACCCTTAATATGAATTACGGTGTACTCTTCAAAGCGATCTGGCAGGGCATCAAGTTCGGATTGATTTTTAATTGTGATTGTTTTCATTGCTATACAGTCCTCCGCAGGTGAAAAGGGCGTTTGCCGCGCGCCAGCGTTACACGGGAAAGGCGGGACGTTCAGGTGTTTCGTACTCGTCCTTTGCAATCCGCCCTGCTTCTTCGATCTCTTCGTCGTCTAAATCACAGTTGCAACTCTGAGCTTCTAACTCAGCCGCAAGGTTTGAATAGACGCCGTTCTCGTCTCCGTCATGTTCGACGCCGACAAGGAAATTGAGCCATGCTTCGCAGCGTGGACATTTAATTTCGACGTAATGCGCCTGGCTTAATGTCGTCATGCCGCCACCGCCTCTAATCGCGCAAAGCAGGAGACTTTTCTGATGAACGCTTGACCCCTTGCCCTTCTAACTTCCAACCAATCATGTCGCTTATCCAGGACTGTCACGATGCGCCCCGTCGCAATTTGCTCCACCTTCTGCCCTATCCCTACTTCATCAATGTTCCAGATACGACGATCAGCGTAGCGGTCAGAAAGTCTCTGCTCGGTTGCGATTGGTAAGTGGCGAGTGGCTCTCATAACTTATTCTCCAAAGGTTATTTTCAGAACGTTTCTTCATCAGACTGAAGCTGATAAGTTGCATCCTTTGTCCTCAGTACCATTCCCTGTTTAAGCCACGTCTTGACCAAGTCGGTTGAGTAGCCCGGCTCAGACTCAAGTTCACGGACAGCCTGACGCATTTCTATAGTCGCTACGCTGCCATCATTCTTCACCGTCTTTGTTATCTGTTGATTCGCGCTCATTGTTGGCCTCTTTTGCAGGGAACTACAGGGTGGTTGGCAATCTCAAAGTAGGCAAAGGGCGTTGGCACCGTCTGTCCGTCCATTAACGCTGACAACGCCTTCTCGGGGTCGGCGTAGTAGGGTCTGACAGAATCTTTGAAGCGGTGAACATCAACTTCCTGCGTGGTGCCATCCTGACTATCTGTCTTAATAATTGTCACGGTGCCATCTCCTTGATGCTCTTGTGGAATGTTGGTCATATGGCCTCTTGCAAAGACTTTTGCGAAACATTACTTGCTAGTGGCTGTCTTTCTCTTGCAAGTGCAAAGGCAGTATAATGCAACTAGGTTGCAATAGCAAGCACTATTTTATAAAATGCGAAAATAATTAGGAGGCTCAGATTTATTGAGCTTTTGAAAGACGAGAACTCTAACGCGGCAGATGTGGAGTCCGAAGCGGACTATAGAGGAACTTTTAATTCAGCGAGAAAGGGCTTTAGTCACCAAGCAAATTCTTTAGAGTGGATCGGAGCTTGCTGGTTATGCCTTGAGGCTCATCGGGAATATGAGTAACAATTTCTTCTATCGCTGTTGAGACTGATTTGAAGGCTATAAGTACAGTATCGTTTACGTCTAATTGTCTAATGAGCGCGCGTCGGATAGCAGCGACCGCTTGGAAGATCAAGATAATTACACATTGAAAGAGTATGGAGGCCACGCTAATGACTATGACTAGAACAGAGAACTTATCAGGCAGGCCGGGTCTGGAAAGTTCCCAAATCAACAAAGAGGCAGATAAGGCAATGAATAATAGTTGCAACCAGTATGCTTGGAAGAAAGTTCGTTTACCAGTTTTCCTAACAGTTGCCTTCTCTTTTCTAAGTGGCTTCTCTGCACGCCAGCTTCTTACCACTTTAATTAACGATGGCAATGGCCCAAGCACTGCGGCGATCAACATCAGTACTTGCATTGTATTAGGCTTCCTCTGGATTTTATCTATCTGGAATTGGTTTAGAAAAGATTAGAGAACGCATCTCTCTTATATAATCCAACCGCTGGCGGCTAAGGCTTAAATTCCCGCCGTTTCTTCTCTTCAGTATCCGCGCGCCGCTTCTTAATTATTTGGCTAGAGTTTGGGTCGTACAAGCGGATTTTCGGCGCAATCCCGTAGCTATAGTCAGCAACTAAGTTCAAGCCCTCACACTTCAAATAGCCATTCCAGGGCGTAGGCAATCCGAAAGCGTCTGCTAATCGTGAAAGAAATTCTTGCTCATTATTCCACGAAACAGAATGGTCATAGGTTACTTTGATGGATGTAAGGCTACCATCTAAAAACTCTAAATCAAGTGAACGGACTCCTTCTTCCGCGCCTACAACGAAAGCGGTCTGCTGGCCTACGCTATCAGGGGCATCAATGACGAGGCGCAGTTCGGGCTTTGCCGTCTTCACGTCGCTGATGCTCATCCCCAGCCTAAGCCCGCGCAGTTCCGGCCTCTTTACAGATGTTGCACCGCAAGTAACCATTTTCGAGTTGCTATCGGAAATTGGCTTATCAGTTTTGAGAGTAAGAGGAATATCGAAGAAGATGATACTTGCCACTTGTCGTAAATCAATCTTTAGTCCGAGGTGGTGAATATCATCCGTCTCAACTGAAATTTGCGTCAAGTCCAAACTGACAAGCGTGCCGTTGATCGGCTTTTTATTGAAGTCCTTAAAGTTAATGGCAACTGCCGGATGTTCCTGCTCTTGAGCAAAGACGAACAAGCTACAGATTGAGATTGCTATAAATAGCGTTACCAATCTCTTCATTGTGAGGACTCCTTTATCGTTCATTTCTTTTACTTAAAACAAGAGCAAGGCGTTGATTGACGCGCAGGAAAGTAAGCTGAACCTTCACAGCACGAGCGCCAAAGTAATAAATATAATCGAACTGTTCCGATAGCTTTGACCCTCTCAGAAATTCATCAAACCGACCTTTGTAGTCTTGCACATCCGCGCACGGTGCTACGTCGGCAAAGAAGTTCTTTCCGATAACCTCATCTTTAGATCGGAGCGATAACCTTTCTTCGGATTCGTTGAATGCAACAATAGTTCCGGTCTTATCAAGTTCGATTAACCCAAAGGGCAGCAAGTCAAGCTGTTCACTTGATAAATTCGGTATCCCTGTAGAAACCTGCTCACATTCCGAACAAAGATTCCCCCGCTCAAACTCTCCGACTTTTAATTCTTTATTACACCACAAACAGGTCATCCTCGTTTGCTCCCTCTGCGCCCGGTACTCCAACTGCCGCCCCAAACGCCTCGCTGTCTAAAGGTCTTGAGTAGTCATAATTTCGCAGTAGCTTGAACACTACTCCAAAGACCTCAAGTGTTATCTTTGACTGTGAGGTGAATGTTTTGGATTTATATTTAGGATTAGCAGGCTGCAATTCAACTTTTCTGCCTCTCCGCTTCCATCTCTTGAGTGTGCCGGAATAATTGCCGTTCTCAATTACATACACAGCAACAATACGATTTTGATAGATAGAGCTATCTCCGATGATAACTAGGTCATTGTGCAAAATATACAGACCTTTCATGCTATCGCCTACAACGCGCAACGCGCGAGGATTGTTAATACCTTCTAGCTCTGTTTCGGCTATATAGACAACCTTATCTTTATCTTCCTCTATGGCTTCAATCGGCTCTCCGGCTGCGATCCGTCCGATGATAGGAATAGGAAGTGCCTTGACCTGCTGTGCGTCAGGGAACTTTAGAAGATTGTCCTTTGGTCTTTTATCTTGCGCTGGCTTTTTGCCGCTTGCGTAGGGCGTTAGCCAGTCAAGATCAAAATCGTCTCTATAATATTCTGCCAAACGCATCAGCGTTCGCTTGGTTCTAGGATCGCTAGGGTTAGACCTACCGCTTTCTATCTTCGACAAAGCTTGGTGCGAAATAGATAAGTCCTGCTCTACTTTCGTGAGCGGTGTTTTGCCGCGCGCTTGAGTAATCCGTGCGCCTACCCGTGCAGCCTCTTCCGATACGGGCTTGTGTTGCCGTTTCCTACCTGATTTGTGAGGCAAATTCTCAGACACAATATTTTCTTCTTGACAATTGCAACCTAGTTGCATTATCCTTAGATTACACCTGCAAGAGCAGGCTAGATAAAGGAGTGACTATGCCACTTTCACCGCTAGACATCAAGATTTCTGTAATGAAGAACGGCGACAACTTTGTGAAACTGGCGCGCAAGTGGAAAACAACGCCCGGCGTCATAAGCCGAGTTGTTAATCGCCGTGAGCCATTCGTCTATCCAGAAGTCAGAATCAAGTTAGCTAAATACTTGGACGTTTCTGTATCGGAGGTCGGACGCCCTTTTGCCAGCATTGAAGACGAGGAAAGGCTAACAGCGTGAACGTCCAATCAATCGCAGTCTCCGATATAAACGTAGGCACTCGCCGCAGAGAAGACTTCGGCAATATCGAAGCTCTGGCCGCCAGCATCGCCAAGTACGGATTATTCCATCCCCTGATAGTGGATGATAAAAATAATCTAGTAGCAGGTGAGAGAAGACTAGTCGCTTGTACAAGTCTCGGATGGACTGAAATAGATTGTCGCCCGTACTCCGATCTGACCGAAGATGAGCGACACGAGATTGAATTAGAAGAGAATTTACAGCGCAAAGATTTAACACCTTTTGAAGTCTCTAAAAATTTAGTCCGATTAACGCAAGTTGCTGAAAAGATTATCCAAAGTGAATTTCCGTCAAAGTCTGACGAAAAGTCGGATACCCCTAAAATCGGCAGACCTGAGAAGGCCATCAGCGAGGAAAAGGTAGCCGAGCGAGTAGGCATCCCGCGCTCCACTGTTCACAACGCTAAAGCCCACGTCAAAGCAGTAGAAACTTATCCAGAACTAAAAGACGCTCCACAAAAGCAAGCTATCGAAACAGCCAAGACTCTCAACTCTCTTCCTGAGAAGAAAAGAGAAACAGTACGCTCAAACATTTCATCAATTAAGAAAGCTCCACTACCAAAGCCTAGTAAACGTAGCCAACTATCACCTATCCAGGAAGTTATTTATCAAATTAAAACAAAAGGCGGAGCCGTTTCATTCTCCGCTGGAATGACTCAACAAGAGCAATTTAATTTCAGAGACGATCTTGCGTCTTGTCGAGACGAGCTAGAAAGGTTCGTCAACGAGCTAACGGATTTCTTCGATGATTTAAGAGAGACGGCATAAAAGCTCTCTCCATCTCTGGAAACAGTGAAATCAAAATGGCTGACTTAAACCAAACAGACCTTTACTACCTTGACGAGTACACCGCGCCGAACGGGTGCCGCATGGTGCGTAAAGTCGCGGGCGGCAGGAAACAAACGTGGTGCGAGACGTGCGGCGTAAAGCTCGGTTCGTCTCGGCCCGGCAACGGGGCTGGTTATAGATGGTGTCGCACGGCAGACACGAGCGCATTTATAGATCATGTCCACTCGATGCCAACGAAAAGAGCGGGCGCTTAAAAGCAGGAGTCTCCGCCGAAGCTTTGATGAAACTGAACTCTCATAAAAAGGCATTACTCAGACGCTTGAGAAGCGGCGCAACTATCTATCGTGATGCAAGCGGCAAATTACGCATGTCCGACAATCAACAAGAGGTTCGAGTTATCACTTTTCACGATCTTGTTAAAAAGGGACTCATTGAACCAATGCAATGGAAGCCGATTGCTTGGGTGAGCGTTTCCGGTCAATAGCACATGGCTTGACAGCGCAAAACAGGAACTTTCTATGAACTCTCAACAGCTATCACAAATCATCTCCTCTCGAATAGACGAGCTATCACGCCTGGATACTGACCGTGATCGTTTAGCGGGAGAGATAGAAGACCTCCGCACACAAAAGCGAGGCATTGAGGTTCGTGAGAAATTTGAGCGTGAATTTCAATGTTTGAATGAGCCACTGACTTTGAGCCTTGTAGGTTAATAAATCTCATGTTGACTCAACAAACAATCAACGGCTCAAACCACCGTCGCGGAGGCTACATCAATTTGGCGCAGTTAAATTCATCTCTGCATTCTACATATAACTTCGATCCTGTTTGTGATTGCAGAGAATGCCGGATGCCTCGATGGAAAAGGGTGTTTCATTATCTGTTTGGGTGAAAATCAATGTCTCAATTAAGCGATATATGGAGTGAATTTAATTCAACGATCTGCAAGTGCGGAAAGTCAAAGTTAAGTCGGCAATCATTTTGCCGTTGGTGCTATCGCTCCTTAACACCCTCGGTCAGAAATGCTCTCGGTAAAAACTTTGGCGAAGGCTACGAAGAAGCATACTTAACTACACTTGAAAAGCTAGAACTTATCAATGGGCTAATGAAGAATCAATGATTCAACTGGCACTCATTTTTACTGCTGTCATTGTCCCTCTCTTAGCAGGCTATGGTCTGTATTGGATAGGGAAACAAGTGTTTAGGAATTTGATTTTAAGGAGAGACGACTGACCGTGCCGATTAAATCTTAGGTCTCCGTTTAATCGCTTCCACGAGGTAAAAGATGATTGACCTAAAAGATGTTGGCTATCTCAGTGCGAGTAAGTTCACCCGACTAAGCGTAGAGAAGATAGAACAGCTTTCGCCAGTTACGATTTTACTTGACGGCGATAAACCCGTCAGCGTGGTTATCAACTACAAAACCTATATCCAAATGCAGGCTGACTACACCAGCGCGGCATTAAGTGCCAGCGAAGCCGCTTCATGGAAAAGGCGTGCAGCACAACACGGCTGCAATACCGAAGAAGGCGACCATGGGTGCGGTTAGAGCGAAACTTTCAGCCTCGCTTTAGCGGGCAACCACTTAAGCGATAACAAGCAAGTTTCTTTCGCTTCGCTCTCACAAAGTTCTTTTAATTTTCAGGGTCGGAACCACGATAAAGCTAAGGTTGAAGCGGTGGGTATTACGTCCTGAGACTTCTGACCCTGAGTAAGTTTGACAATTTATGGGCTGTAGCAAAGTATCGGCTCGGAGGCTTGGGCAGCTATGGAAAGCCAGTGCCCGAAATTGATAGTAGGGATCGGTCATAGCTCTACAGTCCAGTTCGATTTGCTCGCACGGCTAATACAAAGCGGCTAGTGCCGTGCCTCTAACTCCTGACTAGCCGCAAGCAATTATTTCAGTTTTCAAGGAACGGTTTTGGTAATAACGAAGAGATTCATTAACGGCAGAGTTCCCCGCTTAAACGCGCTGGAAAGGTAAAGATGGAACAGCCAAAGCATTACCTTATCAAGACAGTCGAGGACTTCTTTCAAGTGCCAGCGGACAGGGTGGAGCGGTGTCTGAAAGAGTTCGGCATCATGCTTTATACCGCTCGATTCGTGAAAGATATTGCGGCAGAAGTTGCTACAACAGATGCCGTGAAGGTTCGGGTGTTTGAGTGGATTGATGATGACAAGTTGAAAGTCACCATCCGGCTAGGAACTGAAGAGCGGCTTGCCAGCGTGGGAAGCGGGGATTCCACAGCTAATGAATCTCTCGTTATTTAACTATCAAAAATCTTTGGCTTTTAGAGCCGCGCATCAGCGAACTGTTCGCCTTAATCGGTAGTGATTACCGACAGTGAGAAGAGTAGCAGCAGCGGGTAGTGATGAGAAGGAAATTTGAAAGAAAGTTTTCGCTATATGGAAAATTCAAAAGAAATCCTGCCGCCGGACGAATACGCGATTGATAAAGAGGTTGACGACCTTTTTCAACATGGCGATGCGGGGCCAGTGGCAAGGTTCAGCGGAATCAAATATTCCAGACTCACGGCCATGCTCAGAGTTGACGACCCTACCACCAACACCGTGAGCGAGACGGTAGCTTTGATGTACGGCGCAAGACGCCACAAGAAAAAGATTGCCAAAAAGATATTCAGAATCATTTGGAGACACGCTCTGGAATTGGAACTTCTCGACGAAGAGCCTGTCAGCATTTTACAGATGGCTAGAGACAGACTTCGCAGAATCACACCGGAAGCTATCGGCAAAATGAGCGCAGACGGCAAGACCGAAGCACTCGCCTGTGTTGCAGAAATAGAAAGTGAAACCGAACGAATCAGTAAAACAGCGGTTGATGCGAGAAAAGCTAATAAGCCGCGCGGCTATGAGATTGGCGGTCAGGGTTTACGAAAAGCGGTCAACGAATAAAGTCTCGCGCTTTGAAAAGCGCAGATTCCTTTTGAACTATGGCAAGACGCCCTAACGATTTTTACGCTACTCCTGAATGGGCATCTCGCGCGCTCTGTTCTCGCGTACCCATTAGCGGGCGCGTACTTGAATGTTGCGCGGGCAGCGGCGCGCTGCTCCCTGCTTTGATTGAATCTCCCCGCGTGGTGCGAGTCCAAACTAACGACATTGACCCTTTGCGACAGTGTGATTATTCCGAAGATGTTTCTTTAAGTTCTTCATGGGCGCGGCTTCCTAGTGTTGAGTGGATTGTGACGAATCCGCCTTTCAATGTTGCGGCTCAAATAGTGCCTCATGCGCTTGCACATGCAAGGTTCGGTATAGCAATGCTCTTGCGGCTTTCTTACCTAGAACCTTGTGAGAATCGCGGCTTATGGCTCGCTGAGAATCCGCTCTCAAAACTCATTGTGTTAGAGCGCACCTTTTGTAATTGTACCTAAGCGGCAGTCAGAGGTAATGCGCGATTTTGAAAGCACTCGCGCGAGGAAGGTAGCGGGTGGACATTTTGAAGGCTCTGCCCGCTACTGAAAGTTACACGATGGACATTAACCAATACAGGCCATCAACAAACGTCCACGAGTATCCCTGTGGGGCAGGATTAGCTTGGGCGCATTCCGGCGAATCACAGAAGCCGCCAACTTCTATCTCTCCTGCTTTCACAGACGAAACCACGCTCAGTGCGAGGGCTAGAGCGATTACAAGATGCTTGACTCTTCTCATCGTTAATCTCCTTGAAATTGGCCGGGCAATTCCGGCGCGCAGAGTTTACATGGTCTGAAATCCGTATGCACGTAATTAACCAAACCAAAGTCGAGCTAAAGCTCAACCGCTCTGTCAGACGGTGCATCACCGCTCGCGCCGAAGGCAAATATGAGCTGGCACTACGGAGACACTTACGGCTACAGCCCGTCTTTGATAAAGCAGAGCCGAAGTACAGAAGGCACTTCTATTGCGGCCTGGGGCGCACGTACAGGCTTTTGGGAAGGAATGTAGAGGCTATTAGGCAATACGAGACCGCGTTGCGCCTAGAGCCAACGGATGAGGAAGGGCGGCAAGTCTGCGCTTCAATCGAGTGCAACATCGCTTACGCCTTGGTTGACCTTAATCAGCTTGAAGAGGCTCACGCATTTCTTGACCACGCCGAAGAGTATTTCAGCCAGACAAACGATGATGCGAATTTAGGCGAGACTCGTCTGACCAGAGCCGATGTCTATTTCATGCAAGGCAAGTTTACCGAGGCATGCGGTGCGGCCTATTCAGCCCTGACCCTGTTGTGGTTTTACTTCGATTCGGGCGCGAAGGATAGAGCAGTTGAAACTCTGATGAGGTGCTGGCAGGCAAGCAGAGGGTCATGAGTGGGGAATGCGCCGACGTAGAAAAATGGTTAACAAGACAGCAAAACAAACCGCGTTGTGGGAAGGTCGGATTGTCGCATGGTTTTCTTGTGGCAAGGCAAGTGCTGTGGCTGCGAAGCTGACTATTGAGAAGTACGGCGACCGCTGCGAAGTGGTCAACTGTGACACGCTTTCAACAGAACACGAGGACAACGCCAGATTCTTAAAGGACTGTGAACGCTGGTATGGACGACCCATCAAACAGATTCGCTCAAAACTCTACCAGGACATTGACGAAGTATTTGAAGAGACCCGCTACATGGCAGGCATAGGCGGCGCGCGTTGCACGGTTGAGATGAAAAAGATTCCTCGATTTGACTTTCAAGATGTGGCAGACGTTCACATCTTTGGCTACACGGCAGACCCTAAAGAGATTGCCAGGGCAAGGAGGTTTGAGCAGCAAAATCCAGAATTGTTTGTTGAGTGGATATTGATTGACTTGGGAGTTACTAAGCAGATTTGCTTTGACGTGCTGGCGAAGGCGGGCATTGCCCCTTCTGCTATGTACTCGCTTGGATTCGACAATGCGAATTGTAAAGGCTGCGTGAAATCTAAGTCTCCTGGCTACTGGAATCGAACGCGCATTCATTTTCCAGATGTATTTCAAAGGCGTTGTGAGCAGAGTCGTAAATTGGGCGTGCGCTTGGTTCAACTGAAGGGTGAGCGAACCTTTCTTGACGAGTTGCCGCCAGATGTCGGGCTAGAAATTCCAGATGAAGATATTGAGTGTGGGCCAATGTGCCAAGCGGCATAACCGCACCTCTTAAGGAAGCGGGTACGCGGAGATAACAAACCAAGCAAGTGGAATTATGAAGACTTTTGCATCTCTTTTTACAGGTGGAGACTTAGCGGGCACGGGCGCGCAGATGGCTGGCCTTGAGCCAATCTGGGGAGTTGAGATTGGTGCTGAGATAGCGGCGGTCGCAGAGATGAACGGTCTTGAAAATGTCATCGTCAAAAGCGTCTGCGACGTTGACTACTCTCGTCTTCAATCACCCTACTGGCTTCATGCCTCGCCTGTCTGTGTCAATGCCTCTGTCGCTAAATCGGATGCCAGAGAAGAGTTCACAGATATTGAAACTGCGAAGGCCACAGCAAGAGCGATTACTGCCCTACAGTCTCCGGTGTTCTCCCTGGAAAACGTCTGGAAATATCGTGAGTTTGAGTCATTCCGCATCATCTGCGCTGCGCTTGAATCTCAGGGGTATAACTTCCGCTTCTGGCATCTCAACAGCGCCGATTACGGCGTGCCTCAGACTCGTAAACGCTTAATCCTTGTCGCCTCTCGTATTCGCAAAGTAGAGAAGCCACAGGCCACACACAGGCAGCATGGCGACATGTTTTTGCCTGCGTGGAATGGCTGGTATGCGGCTATTGAGGATTTGATTCACACACTGCCTGAATCGAAATTTGCGGAGTGGCAACTAAAGAGACTGCCGGAAAGCATTACGAACGCGGAAGGAATTTACGATAGCCAGAATGTCCAAAAAGCTCAACTTCGGCGACCGCGAAGCGAGCCAGCCTTTACGGTTACAAGTATAACGCGACCGGCGCACATGCCCCGCGCCTTCATCGCTCATCCCAATGCCGACAATGACAGGTTCGTTGTCAGAGGCGAAGCCGAGCCGGTATTCACTATCAAGGTCAACGGTAACGGCATACCAAGAGCTTTCATTCTTTCAGACCAGACAAACAGCGAAGGCGCAAAGGTGACACAACGCGAAGACAAAAGCCCGTGCTTCACGGTGGACACTAGAGACGCGCGCAAGGTTAGAGCGTTCATCGTGGATGGCAAGCCTGCGAACTACGAAGGCGAGTTGGCAGTGATGGATGGTGATAGTCCCGTTGTGACTACCACCGCGAGCCAGACAAGGCATCCGTTCAGAGCATGGCTCTCGCAGGGCAGAGTTGTTTCAATGACACCCCGCGCTCTCGCACGCTTTCAATCTATCCCGGACTCTTACGCTCTACCGATTAAGAACAGTCTGGCATGCAGGGTGATAGGAAACGCAGTTTGTCCTCTCTTAATGCAGAGGATAGTAGAGGCAAATCTGTGAGTCACTACTGCGAACACAAGGGATTCAAACGCTAACAGGTGAGGTTCTAACACCTCGCTCAAACTAATGAAAGGAACATTTCAATGAAGCAATTTCAAATAACATTCCTCTTAACACTTTTTGCATTGACCTTAACCGGCTACGCTCAACAATCCACTTCGGTCTGCATATTAGTGAGTCGCTCATGTGCAGTCGAAAACTTTCACTCGCCTCAATGTAAAGCCTCACTAGACAACGCGGTCAATTATGCCCTTGATGCGCCAGAGAAGGAAGTAAGAGCCGCCGTCAAAGTCTTAAATGATTTGTATGACGAGATAGAAAGTCACCCTCAGAGCATCACCCGCGAAGTCGCCGACCGGATTTTTAATGCTCTGCGCGAGATCAACGAAAAAGATAAGCTGCTTCACCCGACACCGGAGCAAGTCGCTGGATTGGCAATACATGACCAATGCGGAGATGGTAACAGAGACTCTATGACGCGAGAGCAAAGACTCCGCTTCTCTATCCGCGAACAGATTTCCAGCCTGCGTAAACTCCTGCCTGAATTTCCAGATGAGACGGAGCGCGGACGTGTGGCGGCATACCTCAAGACCCTGGACGAGATGTACGCCGATGTAACGAGTAAGCCGAAGTAGTTTTGGTGGAGCATGTGAAGCGGATGAAAGCGATTGCTCAGTAAACATTTTGGAAGGGGAAGCGAGGCCGTAGAACCTTCTATTTTAAGTAGGTGTGAGAGCCGCCTCTCGGCGGACTTTGAAAGGAGCATATATGAGTACAGCAACGGGTGAAACATTTATGAGGTCGCTCTACTGTGACCTAACCGCACCGGAGATTCAGGCGCGAGGCTCGGAACTGGCGACCAAAATGGAGGAACGCGAAAAAATCGAGAGCGAGTTTGAGGCCGCCAAGAAGGATTACAAGGGCAGGCTCGAAGGAGCGAGCAATGTCGTTAGCGAACTCAAGCAGATCGTCCTTGAGAAGCGCGAGAGGCGTGAGATTGAGTGTTACCTCCACCCGGACTACGAGCAGGGTGTGATGGTAACAATCCGACTCGACAACAATACCGAGTGCGACCGTCGGCGCATGACTAACGAAGAACTGCAAGGCATGTTGCCGCTCGTTAACGACGCTCTCCGCAAACTGAGCGACGACGACAAAGACCGCTGACTGTATTGGCACGAATTGATATTCACGGAAGCGAAACACCCGGCTCAAGGCTACGGTGGTCATGCGTGTTGACTCCACTGCCCGCAAGGGTACGAAAGCATCTATGACCATACGCCTTTTGAGGGATTAAGTAGCTTCAGCCTGGGGATGCGGGCAGGGAAACGCTTCCTGGGTCAATAAGGGCGGTGGCTGCTCCCTGTAAACGGCTGTCGCCCATTCGGAGATTTGCACGGATGGCGGTAGTCATGCTCCGCGCTGGAGCGAGGTAACAATGGCTAAACCAACTTTGGAAGAACAGCGGAGAATAGCGATAGAGGCAGCGGTTGACCGCGCGTTGATTTCAGTGCCGCACCCGCACCCACATGGCGGACACCCTGAAAACTGCGCCCGGTGTCATGCGCGGGAGAAACTTGTCGCATTGTTAGTTGAGCCGGTTAATGCTCTTCGCACTGTCGTGCGCCAAATAGAGGGCAGTCATCCCGTTGGTCACGATGCTTTTCTAGCGGCACGTCGCGCTCTAAAGAAGTTTGACGCCAGCATCGGACAGGATTGACGGCGCATTGGATTAGAGCAGACGAGCGAAGCGGCATAGAAAATATCCGCCTCATAAAAGCTCTCGTTATCTATTTTGAAAATCTTTCCATCTCCAAAGGGAGCAACAGAGCAAGGAGAAAATATGCCAGAGACAGCAGAAGCTAAATCGTCATTCGATCAGTTCGCCATTCTTGAACTGATGGGCAAAGTCCGCTTGGGCGGTCGTGTGAGAGAGGAACAGGTTTTCGGCGTGCCAATGATTCGCATAGACATTCCGAAAGACGTTGAATGGAAGGAGTTCAATACTCGCTACTTCCATCTCAATGCTTTGTACGGCATCACTCCCGTTTCCCAGGCCGTAGCTTTTGGCGTTGCCAGATACAACGACACTCCACCGGCCAGATCGTGGGAGATGCCGAAAGCTCTACCAGAAGCAGACGCAGAATCGGAGGCGCACATTCCCGACGAGTCGGATGGTTATACCGACCACGACGATTTTTGAAGTTCGTATCCTATAAACGACGCACACTTAGCTGACCTAAAGCGACGAAGCAAGCCGCTGGAAGTTTGAACGTTTCGGAGGGTCGCGGTAGCCGCAACTACCGTCTTGAATTTTCTTTCCTGGGAGCGAGTCCGCTGGATGATTCGTTCTCAGCTTTCAACTTTCCACAACATCTCCAAAGGGGGAGCGCAACTGAGACGTAATGAGCGAGGCTAGAAAACAAAACATTGATCGTGAGTCACCGATGGTCATAAATCTCTCCATTGTGGAAGAGAAGCGAAAGCTAATGACCCACATCGGCACGCTGTCGGGGTTGTGGGAAGTCAAGATGAAGGCGCGGAAACGAACGCGAAGTCTTGGCCAAAACGGTTATTACCATGTGGCGTTTGTCGTGCCATTTCATCAGTGGCTTAAAGCTGAGTACGGCGATCCATCTATTACGCACGAGCAAGCCCACATCACTTTGAAGTGTGCCGTGCTAGACCCGCGAACGAAAGTCAACGAGCAGGCCGGGCAGGCTTTGGAGCTAGGACTTGGCAGCTAAATTCTTGGCTGAATTTTGCGGGATTGTAGTTCTTGAAAGTGGGATGTTTGCAGAGACGAAATAAGAGTTGAATATTTTATGAAGCGAAGCTCGTGCGAGTTTCAATCAACCCAACAACAAAAGAAAGGTTCATCTATGAAAGGCTTACAAGAGCAGACAAGCGCAGGAACCACTTTCCTAGTAGTCAAACATAACTCAATTTGCACGGAATCAAAAACAGAGCGCGAAGGTTATCAACCCATCACGGTTGAACATCCGCGCTCAAAAGAGAAGATCGCCAAATTTATCAAGCGATACAAAAGCGTAGAAGCACTCGTTTGCAAAATCGAATGGTACGCACGCGAACATGAGGGCACGCATTACAAGGGTTGGAAGCTCTACCTTGATGCGGCTGGCGTGCCGTGCGTGCTTGATCTTCCATTTAACTCGCGCGCCGGGAACCGCTTTATGAAGTTAGCGGAGAATCTTGATTTCACACAACCCATAGAGTTCTCCGCGTGGTACGACGCGAAAGGCGACGCGACAGCCTTCAATGTCAAGCAAGGTGGTGAAAGCGTTCGACAGGTCTATACGCGAGATGATCCGGGCGAATGTCCACCTCCCACGCAAAACAAACTAGGTAAGTGGAATTTCGATGCTCAGGAAGAGTTTCTACTTGAGCGCATGGAGAATGTCGTTATCCCAGCCGTACAAGAAGCCGGAAATTTAATGCCACAACTTGAAGGCGCGCCTGCCGACGCGGAACTAGCACGGATGCGTAAAGACTTCAAGCAACTCGACACAAAAGACGAGGGGATTGAAGACGATGAAATTCCCTTTTGAAAAGGTAGACTGTGATTGAAACTTCCCTCAGAAAGAGTATAATCGGAGTTACCTGCCAAGGTCACGACACGGCGTTTTCCGTTTTTAGCGGAGCGTGTCAGTCAGATGGCTTTTATCTGAGGGGCGAACCCTCCGCATCAACGTTTTCAAACGACCGTGTGACCTTGGCAGGCACGCGATACGCGGAATGGTTGATGCGGGGGGTTGACTCTTTTATGCCATCAAAACTTGAGAGCAATGTCGGTAAAGTAATCTTAGAACAATTTGGCGGGTTTAGTATTAAGCGGAACATTAGGCCAGCATGGTTAACGTCGCCAGAAGGCGAGCGGCTAGAGCTAGATTTCTACCTTCCTGAATTACGAATCGCCTTTGAAATACAGGGCGCGCAACACTACCGCTATGTCCCACACTTTCACAGAACAACCTTCGCTTTTCGAGACCAAGTACGCCGAGACGCTTGCAAGCGAAAACTGTGTGTAGAGCAGCGCATTACTTTATTTGAAGTCTCTACATTAGACGAGTATTACGCACTTGACGAGAAGCTTGTAAAAATTATAGACGACTTTCACAAACATGAACTAGAAAATCACATTTTACGTAGAGTCGCCCAAGAATTTATTTGCAATGGTGGCGTGCAACAAAAGGTTGCTAAAATCCGCGAAGCCCTCACTCTGACATCCGACGAGAAGCAAATCAAACAGCTTAACCGATACCTAAAGAAGCATGTTTTCGATCTTGAGTTGTCAAACGAGCGCATTAAATGTCTTTCTGTAGTGGCTATCAATGATTTTGAAGGCAGGGAAGTTATCAGGGGCAGACTACGCTTCTATGCAATGAGGCGCAACAAGAAGGTTGCGGGTGCGAATTACAGACGATATACAGGCAGACATCTTATCTGATGAAAAATAAGATACTACAGATCACGCGAGACTCTATCCCTTACGTCAAGTCGCTACGCGCACTTGCGGGCAGCGTGACGGGCTGCATTCTCATGCAACAACTAGATTATTGGTTTGCCAAGCATCCAGAGGGATTCTTCAAATTCTTGGAGCCTTGCCCGAACTCACCACACTACAAAGAGGGCGATTCGTGGACTGAAGAAATAGGATTTAGCACAGCAGAGTTTCGCACAGCCTTTGATTCTATTGGCGTTCGTTACACTTCAAAAAAGCAATACGATGAGGCGCTAGCCAGCAACGTACTTTTTGAAGTCAACGAGTTGGGAGAGGTAAAGCAGAAATTCTATTGCAGCTACCACGACAAGATAAAAGGCATTACGCTCTACTTCCGCAACCATGAATTAGTTGATGCCGAACTCGATAAACTTCAGCTTCCAGAGATTAAGAAATCTAATATACGTAAATCAACAACCTCTATCTACGTAAATGAAGAATCTCAATCTACGGAGATGCACAATCTCAATCCCGAATATAAGGATTCAGAGACTACTTCAGAAACTACCTCAGAGAGAGAACAACGCGCATGCGCCGCCATTGCGGTTTTTTCTGAAATCTACGGACACCCTCCCCACATTCCCGGTCAGACGGAGATTGAGGCGACGGACGTTGACGATCTTGTACTCTTCCGCAGCGTCGTCAAACAGTGCCACGCCAACCTCACGCCTGCGAAAAACGTCGGGACTATCTGCCGAATGTACGCGGAGCAGCGCAGCCGCGCCGCGCGCGGATCGCCGTCCGTAAACTCACCACCAGCAAAACTCACCCACATTGACGCCTGTGCGCTCTGCGACTCCAGCGGTCAAAGGGAAGTTTGGAAAGACGGCAAGCGATTTCTAGCGAAATGTAACCATGAAGGGGCTGAAGATGAACGTAGACAGAGATCAAATGTTGGAACGACCGCTGCCTAACGACGCAGAAGCCGAGCGCGCGACTCTTGGCGCAATCTTGCTCGACAACGCCCTTATAGCCGAGGCTGTAGAGCGTTTGCTACCAGGGCATTTCTACGTCCCTTCGCACCGCAAAATTTATCTTGCCATGTGCGCGCTGTTCGAGAAAGGCTCTGAAATTAACCAGGTCTTAATTCGTGCGGAACTCGAAAAACAAGGTGAGGTTGAGTCGGTTGGCGGACTCTCGTTTATCACCAGCTTGGTGGTTGGCCTTCCACACTTCGTCAACATTCAAAACTTTGCGGATCGTTTGACGGAGACGGCGAAACTTCGTCAACTAATCCGCGCAGCGAGCCAGATCACGAGCGAGGCATTGGACGCCGAGGATGAAGCGGATGTTTTGCTTGATCGTGCGGAGAGCGCAATCTTTTCCATTCGTGACGCGGGAGCGAAAGATTGTCTCTCCAAAATCTCACAGCTTGCGGATGAACGAATCGAGGCCGCACAAGCTCGCCGGGAGAGCGGCAAATCAATCACTGGCTTAACGACCGGCTACATTGACCTCGACCACATCACGGCGGGATTGCAAAAAACTGACTTGATTGTTGTTGCCGCGCGCCCGTCAATGGGCAAGTCCGGCCTTGCGCTGAACATCGCGGAGAACGCCGCGAGCGGCGGCGCTTGCGTTGGACTTTTTTCTTTGGAGATGGGCAAGGGGCAGCTAACCGATAGATTGATTTCGAGCATGGCGCGGGTGGACGCCCACCGGCTCCGTCTGGGGATGCTCAACCGCGACGAATGGGCACGGATCGCGGGTGCGCGCGGAGCCTTGAGCAACTATCCACTTTTCATTGACGACACGCCGGGGCTAACCGTGATGCAACTCCGCGCCAAGTGTCGCAGGCTTCTCTCTTCTCAGAAGCGGCTTGACCTCATCATCGTTGACTATCTTCAACTGATGCGAGTTCCCAAAGCGGAAAACAGGTTGCAGGAAGTCTCGCAGATTTCCAGGGAACTGAAAGGATTGGCGAAAGAGTTTGACGTGCCGCTTCTGGCTTTGGCTCAACTCTCGCGCGCCACCGAGCAGCGAGCCGACAAGCGGCCACAGCTTTCCGATTTAAGAGAATCCGGCACGATTGAAAACGATGCCGATGTGGTGGCTTTTATCTACAGGGAAGAGATGTACAGTCGCACGGAAGAGAACGCGGGCATTGCGGAGATTATTGTTGGCAAGCAACGCAACGGCGCGACCGGAACAATTAAATTGTCGTTCATTCGTGAGTTTACGCGCTTTGAAAACATGTGGAGAGACGAGTGGCAAGGCCATCAAAGCTATGTGCAGGCTGAACCTAAAACATTTTTGCATTGAGCGAAAGTTTGAGCAAGACAATCAAAACATTATTTCTTGATTTACCGATTAGGACGGTGAGCGAACTTAATAGACGCGACCACTGGCGAACAGTTCATAAACGCCGCGCAGCGCAACGGCTTGAGGTCTGCATGGAATGGCGAAACGCTTTAGGCGTGAACAAGATTGCCCTGCCTTGTCGTGTGATTCTTACCCGCATTGGCCCCAAGTTGCTTGACGAGGGCGACAATCTCAGAAGCGCGATGAAGGGAATTGTTGACGAGATTGCAGCCCTCTTAGGTGTAGATGATAGCCCGTCAAGCCCCGCGCAGTTTGAATATAAACAAGAGGCGATGGGTAAAAGACAGTATCGAGTGAAAATTGAGATTCAAAGTTTAGTGAAGGGATCGCGATAGATGATAAGAGCCGAAACTATAGAGGAATTGCGGAGTGAGTTGAATGAGTCGCTAGACAGCGCGTCGAAAAAACTCAAGCCCTGCAAACGATGTGGCGCTCAACCTGTGATTGCTGTTGAGAGGGGCATAGTTGACAACTATGACATCGGCCACAGATGTCCAGACGGCCAAGCTCAACGCGGGGCGCACTACCCACATTTAGAAGTGGCGATTAGTGAATGGAATCGCCAGCAAAGCGACATAACGCTGGAATTAACCCGCGCCGAGCGAGAAAGGACAATATGAGCGCAGAAAAGAATGATGGCAAGGATGTTATTGCGGGTCAGGTTGATGTGGTTGTTAGACCGCGCGAGGCGTGTCCAATTTGCAAGCAGCCAATGGACTACAAGGGGCGTGGGTATTCCCAAGACTTCGGACGCGACGTTGATATGTACTATTGCAATCAAGGCTGTTGGACGCAGAAACGGATACCTGTAGCGGTCTAACACATATTAGACGCCCTATCAGGCTATCAGGGATTAGATGAGCGTGGCAGAAGAAACCCTACAAAATTCTATTGAGCCACAGGCTAACAATCGTGGTAATATATCCTTGCGCGAAACGGGAGAGCGTGCCCTTGCTCGTCAGGAAGAATTAACAGCTATCAGGCTAGAGCTATTAGCCCTGGCACAGGCAGACGATAAGCTGAGAAAGCTACTTTACGAAAATCGTCAAAAACACTTTGTCCTCGCGCAGCGTGTCTTGGAATTGATAATTAACTAATAACAGGTCAAGAACGACATTGCAGGATCGTTCCAGCCCGTTGGTGGATTCTTAATTAGAGTCCATCGGCGGGCTTTTTATTTGTCCTATGCCCGAAACAGAAACAGACATCTTCGAGCGTCAAGCAAAGCTCTTCATCGTTATAGAAGAACTTAAAAACGATCTGGACTCACTGAATAAACGGGCAGTGCGGATTGCAGAAGAGGCTCAGCGAGTCGGGGAAGATTACGAGAAGTTGAAAGGAAAATGATGGCAGAAGAAATCAAAACAGGTACTTCGACTTCAGAGTTTATGCTGACCGGAGCCGGTATGACTCTATCGGCTCTTCTGGCTCTACTCGCCGCGTTCAATGTTCTCACTCTAACAGAGTTGCAGAAGATAGCCATCTTCGCGTTTGCGGGCGCGTGCTGGACTTATCTACCAGCGGCCTATGCGAAGGGTCGGAGTCTGATTAAAGCGGCAGCAGTGGCACAGCCTCAGATGATTTTACAGAACAAGCAGGTTACTGAAGAAAAGGATTCGAGCAAATGAAAATAGGCAAACGAAAAGGTATCTGGCATCTGGATTCCATTTATGGAGTTCGGATAGCCAAGATTTCACGGCAGCGGCGCAGTGGAGATAAGGTTCGACCTTAGTATTTTTTGTGGAGAAGATTTTAGAAAGGCTAAGAAAATGCCAGTTATTAAAGTTTCGGTTTGCACGTTTTGTGAAAATTGCGGCAAGCAACGGCGCGTGGCTCTAGTTCCTGTAGGGCAGTGGTTTATCTGGTTCTGCTTTCCGTGCCAGCTACGACATAAAGTGAAAGCGGCGTGGGGTGTAGTAATACGCAAGGGTGCGGCGTTATCGGCGCATTGAAGCGCAAGACGTTTCAATTTGACAAAGGAAAGGGCGGCTCAGTTAAGAACCGCCCAAACCGTCAGCCAGAGGCTAGGATTTATTGGACAAATGGATTCTAGCACAGTGTTACCAAAAGTGGCAAATTATTTAATGTCACCAAAAGTAACACAGGGTTCATGTGGCAGCGGCGAGTACCTAAAAATCACCGCTAAGGTTGAAGACGGCAACCGATTCAAGTGTTCCATGTATGAGTAGAGAGTGGAATAGACACACCGCTCTTGAAGGGGATGGACGAAGGATGGCGAAATTGCTTCTACCGATTGTGAGCCAAAAGCCACAGCGGGTCTTACCAGGCAACGGGCTACTACTAGATGTAGCAACGGGGCATACGTCCTGGTCGCAGCTTGCGCTCTCTTAGTGAGAGATAGAAGTCAACCGTGATTGCAGGTCACGGCAAAGTATAAGCCAACTCCTTGAATCATAAATAATATCGGCTCTGGCTAATATTACGGTTTGCCGCTTTTGAGGCGTACTTTATCACGCACGCAGAAGGGAATGCCCCTAGTGTGCAGACGGAAGGAATATATGAAACGACATCAGATTCGCACAACCACACTTCTCTCACTTATTCTCACTCTCGCTATAGTCACCAGCGGCTTTACGGGAGCGAAATGCTCACCAACACAAAAGGCAGTTGTTGACATCTCGCTCGCCAGCCTGACACGGATTCTGACCCGTGCAAATAATTCTACTCTCAATGACATCCTTGCTGGCGTCTCAGCTTTTCAGAGCAATCCATCTGCCGATAATTACCAGAAGGCGCTTGCCTCTTTTGATGCCGTCTTAGCGCGTCATACAACTCTTTCACCTGGCGTTCTTGAAGTCGCGCAGCTTGGGAGAGACATATTCGCGCGCCTGACGGTAGGCCGTGCCGAAGGCGCTATGTCGGATGAGCCTCTGACGGCGGCAGCGAAACAAGAGCTTGAAGACAAGTTCAGACGACTTGAAAAAAAGGTTGATAAGTTGAGCAAGTGATGGGGCGGAAGATATGTCGCCTAATACGATTATCAATGTCAAGGATTTACCGAGTGGGAAAGTTGATGATTTGAAGGCGAAGGTTGATGCGCTTAAGGCATCGGTGAAGAAGTAGAACGGGTAGGTAAACGGGTGATGGCGAGTGTGGCTACTTATTTTCCTGCAAGTCGAATTGCAGCAAACTCCTGTGGTGCTAGGCCAGACAGGGACGATTATCTTAGGTGTAATCCTCCTTGTTCTGGCCGCACTCAATACTTACCAATTCTACAAAGCCAAAAACGTAGAGCGTCTCGATCAGGCACTGCACACGACCGAAACGGAGATGAACGTCTACCGCCAGCGCGCCGAGCGGCAGTCTAAAGAATTGGCAGAGGCGAATCAGAGGATCGGCGAATTGACTTCTAAGACTGACCTCTCGGCAGTGCTGACCATGCTTTCCGATACTATTTCTTTGACAAGGGAGAGTGTTGAGCTATCAAGAAAGTTTGACCGTGAAAACTCACAGACCAATCTCTCGATAGCGAATTTAATTCAGAAGCACGGCGAGAGCGATAAAGAGATTTTCAGAAGTATAGACGAGTCTTTGAAAGAGACCACAGCAACGCTCAAAGAGCTAAAGGATGAAATCACAGGCCATCGCGCGGAAGCTGCCACGATGGTTAAAAATGTGGTCGGACAACTCAAGGGTATTGAGGGTAGATTGAACAGGAGACCGCACGAGCGCACTTAGAATTATTAGAGCAGGTAGCGAGTGAGAGCGGATTATCCAAAATAAGTTTTGAGCGGGAATAAGGAGAAGACGAGATGTCAAAAGCGCAACTAGACCCGGAACAGTTACAAGCAATTCTTACTGCCATCCAAAATGCAAGTATCTCGGTAACGGTTAGTCCCGGGGATTTTGAGATAGGCGCGGCAGAGATTAAAGACGCTGCTACCGATACACGAGTAAAAGTCAAAACTGATGGCACTGATAACGCTTTAGTTGTCACTCAAAATACCTCTCCTCTGCCTACAGGTGCAGCTACCTCTGCCAAGCAAGATACTCTTATTTCACAATTAACTGCTTTGCTTGCTCAGACGGATGGCTTGGAAGGCTTCACTGATGGGATAGAAGCTTTACTTTCAGGTGGAGCAGCGGCAGGGGCGTCCCGCGTCAACTCCTCTGCACTAGAAGCAAGTCATATTCTGAAAGCATCTCCTGGCACTCTAATCTCATTGATGGGCTATAACTCCAAAGGCTCTGCTCAGTTCATCCAACTACTTGATTCGGCTACTTTGCCCGCTGATGCAGCAGTACCCGCACTGGTGTTTACCGTTCCGGCATCGAGCAACTTTTCTGTGGACGTGCCTATCACTGGCCTTCCGTTCACCGCTGGAATAGTTGTGTGCAATAGCTCGACGGCGGCAAGCAAGACTATTGGGAGTGCGGATTGCTTCTTTACGGGGGTGATTAAATGATTAGCACATCAGGTGGAAGTTCGGGTGGCGGCGGCTCAACCACTCTCTCTCAAGTAACAGATGTCACGGCGACGGCGGCAGAAGTAAATCGTCTGCATGGTGTCAAACGATATGTTGCGCTACTTAGTCAGAGTGGGACTGATGCGCCGACAGCGGCAGTTTTAGAGAATAGCGTAGGGGCGATTGTGTGGACGCGCACAGATGGGGGTATTTACACAGCTACCCTGTCAGGTGCTTTCCCGGCCAACAAGACAACGCCATGTAGCGGCGTTGTGAACCTGGGCAACAACTTTGCTTATTTTGGCTCGCGCACCGACAACAATACGTGGACGCTGATGACGGGCGCGATGGGGGATTTTCCGCAAGATGATGTTTTAACGGGACAGTTAATTACTATCATTGTCTATCCCTAATTTCAACACGCTCACTCGAAAGAAGGGGAACGACTCCCTGATAGTCTGGTTTGGAATAGAAGTCACTAAGGACTTCATCAAACATTCGAGCAGTTGTGTGGCGAAGAGGACAAGAAGATGCTTGAGCTTTTTGGAGAGATTGTTGGCGAATGAGCAAAATGCCAGTTAAAAAGGACATCAAGGTCGCCCGCGCCCGCCGCTTATCCGCCGTTTTTCAGTGGACGCCTAAAAAGAAAGAGGTTGCGCTCGCTCTCGCGCAAGGCAAGACGCAACAAGAAATTAGGCGCGAGACCGGAGTTGCGGAAAGAACTATCAGAGATTATTTGGCGGCGGACGAATTCTCTGCTGAAGTTGACACGCTCTCGAACATGATCGGCATCTCCAGTCGAGCAGAACGTCTTCGCATCGCCATGCGGGTTGTGAGGCAGATGACGAAAACTAAAATCGCCATCACGGAAAAGGATTTACTTGACTGGCTGAAATACGCGCAGAGTGAAACGGATGGCGTCAAACTTGACTTGGCAAAATTCGCAGAGGCTTTGAATATTCGTGAGTAGCAATCTTAATCTTCCCCTGTCACAGGAACTGAAACATCTCTGGCCTGTAGCAGATCGGATAGAAGCTGTCCGCCTCAAATTCAGTATGCAGGAAAAGGAAGATAGCCAGACCGAAAAAGTTCAGGGATTTATTGACCCCGACCCCATCGCTTGGATAGAGAAATATTTCTACGTGCCGGAACTCAAAGGCCCAATTCAATTAGACCAGTATCAGAAGAAAGCTTTAAGAGAAGCTTTATCCAGAGATGAAAACGGGTTGTTCAACTTCTCAATCATCGTCTGGGGCGACATCAAGAAATCTCTCAAATCCTGCATTGCCGCTGCGGTTGTTCTTTGGAGCGCCTTTCAGGTGGATGCCGAGACGGGCTGGGGATCGTTTTACATTATCGCCAACGATTTGAAGCAGGCTGATTCTCGCGTCGCCTATTACCTGAGACGCGCTATCTCGCTTAACCCTGAACTCCGAGCAGTCTGCCATGTTCGCACAGGCTCTTATAAAATTACGCTGCCTAATCAGACTTTTATTGAAGCCATCCCGATAGACCCATCGGGTGAAGCCGGAAGCAATGCCGACGGCATAATCTTCTCGGAACTGTGGGGCGCGCACGGTAAATCCATGATGCAAATGTGGGCTGAGATGACTCTTAGCCCGACTAAATTTGGTAAGTCTTTTCGCTGGATTGAAACTTACGCTGGTTATCGTGATACGTCTGAACTGTTGTGGAGTTTATACGAGCAGGCTGTCATGCCTGAGTTGAGGCTTGACGAAGATGTGGAGATGTACGCCAACCGACCCGCAAGGCTGTTTGCGCTCTGGAATACCCAGCCCCGCCTCTCCTGGCAAAGCGAAGAATATTATGCACAGGAGCGCTCTGCCTTAGCCACGATGCCGGAAGAGTTTGATCGCGTTCATCGAAACATTTGGTCTGAGGGAGGTATAGAAAAGTTTCTACCTTCCATTGCATTGTGGGATGCGTGCGAAGAGAAGTTGCCTACTCTTGACGCTCACACTCCCTGTGTCTTAGGTGTTGATGCCGGAGAAAGTAACGACACCTTTGCCACTGTGGTTGTCAGCCGTCACCCACAAAGACAAAACGCGCTTGCTGTGCGCTACGTTCGTCCATACGTTCCGATTGCGGGCCAACCTTTAGACTTTGATTCAATCGAGCAGGACATTAGAGATTTGTGTAAGCAATACGCCGTGCAGGAATTGGCCTATGATCCAATGTTGTTAGGTCAGATGATTAGAAGGCTGAAGCAAAAGCCAGTGACTAATTATGTGCCATTCCCACAAGGTGCTGCCAGGTTGGAAGCCGACAAGGGGTTGTTTGATTTAATCACCCAACGCCAGGTTGCGCACGATGGCAACGCAGACTTGAAGCAACATCTGGCGAATGCGGACAGGAAGTTGGACGTAGAGAGCCGGAAGCTGAGAATTGTGAAGCGGTCATATTCATTAAAGATTGACTTAGCGGTAGCTTTAAGCATGGCGGCCAAGCGCGCATCAGAGGTTTTGATGTTTGATGTAGGTACTGCCACGCCGGACGGGACAGAGCAAGCGAGCACGTGGAATCTATGAGCGTGAATCCAATAACAATCATGGAAGAGCGATTGCCAGTATTCAGAGGCCAATCTATTGATGACCACGTTGAGGCGTGGCGTGAAGTTGAATCCGGCATTGAGGGCGATCTGTGGCGGTTGGCATCCATTGCCGCATCTATCTGTGACGAGGCGCAGTATGGCGCGGGCGACGTGGCAGACTTTGCGGCGCAGGTCAGTTGCGCGCGGTGGCGCATCTACCGCCTTGCCTCAACTTACCGTATTTTTGGAAAGTCAAAGCGCTTTGACAATCTCTCGTTTGAACACTATGCCATTGCTGCTTGCGCGCCTGAGCCGCATGAGGCCATTCGCCGCGCGGTTAAAGACAACCTCGCATCCCGCGACTTGAAATTGTGGATTTCCGTTCAAAAAAGTAAGGGCACATCGGTTGTCTCCATCAACAGTAAGCGCCAGCACCGCGCAGACGAAGCCGTTGAAAAGCTCCAACAGTGGTGCGAGGTGTTTCCCGAATTCGCACACCATCAATCGCCTATTATTTCGATTATTGCGAGGGATGCTAACTCCACGCCTGCAACTGACCGTGAGCGTGTTGTAACAGCAATTAAAAACGGTTGCAGCAAGGTGTATGAGATTCAGGAATACACCGACAATATGCTCTCGGTCTCAAGAATTCACCATGCGATTGATTACTTGATTGCTGAGAAGGTTATTTGTGAACGCGCGCCAATGGTTCGAGAAGGGAATCGGCATAATAAAGAGAGAGAGTATTACTTAGTATGAACGATGGACTTGAGGGTTATAGGAAATTACAGGCGCGAATCAGGGAGACACCTTTAACTGAGCGGCTAAAGCAGGCGCGTTCCATGATAGGTAAGATGTGCAGCGAGCATCGCGCACCGAAACTATCCATTCCCGTACAGCATTATGACGAAGATATTTTCATCACAACCACGCTTGAAGATGCTCTGAAAGCGATCAATGGTGGCGGTGCGGAGTGGTCTAAATTACCAGATTTGGATAGCACTGACAGTTAAACGTGTATTGAATCCGTAAATAGCAAACCTCTGAAAGCATAATCTAACAAAATGGCTGAACCTATCATTCTCGAAGAAATCGGACGCACCGGACTTAACCAGTCCGGCGGATATATCTATGAAGACAACACGCCGGAATGGAAAGGACTCTTTAAGACCCGCACTATTCGCCGGATGCTCACCAACGCCATTTGCGGGGCCATCCTCTTTGCTGTCGAGATGTTGATTAGACAAACAGAATTTACGGTTAAGTCAGCAAGTGAAGAAAATAAAGACAAGGAAGCGGCAGACTTTATAGATAGCTGCCATAGCGACATGTCAACGGCCTGGCCTGACCTCGTGGCGGAAATCCTGACCATGCTGCCCTGGGGTTGGAGTTGGTTCGAGGAGTGCTACAAAGAACGGCGTGGCGATAATCCCGGAACTTATAAGGATAGCTCAGGCGTTGAGAAACAACTACCGCAAAGCAATTTCAATGATGGAAAGATCGGCTGGCGCAAGTGGGCGATTCGCTCCCAAGAGAGTTTGTTGCGCTGGCAGTTTGATGATGAAGGGGGAATCTCTGCGCTTGTCCAACTGCCGCCGCCTGATTTCAAGACTCGTGTGATACCAATAGAGAAATCTTTACTGTTTAGAACGACTGTTCACAAGGGCAATCCAGAGGGCGAGAGTATTTTCAGGCGCGGATACGAAGCCTATTACTACATGAAGAATATCGCTCGTATAGAAGCGATAGGCATTGAGCGGGATTTAGCGGGAATACCCGAACTGTGGGTTCCGCCAAATATCGCCAATCCGAAGACGGATGATGACAGAGCAGCAAAAGCAGCTTGGATAAAGGTGGGTCAAAATGTTCGGAACGATGAGCAAGCGTGTTTAATGTTCCCACTTGTCTATGACAACAATCATAACAAGCTGTATGACTTTAAACTCTCCGGCACGAACAGCCGAAGGCTGATTGACACGAGCACAGTCATTGACCGCTACAAGCACGATCTTTTGATTACCACGCTTTCTGACTTTCTGATTTTAGGCGCAGGCTCATCCGGGCGAGGCTCTTACGCGCTCTCAGCCGATAAGACCGAACTGTTTTCTACCGTAATCGGCGCTTGGATGGATTCGATTTGTGGCGTGGTAAATCGTCACGCGATTCCCCGACTCTTAAAACTCAACGGTTATTCTACAGAGCGAGTGCCAACGCTAGAGCATGGCAAGATTGACCAGATTGATTTGGCATCATTCGGAACTTTCATCGTTAATGCGGCGCAAGCTGGAATCGTGTTCACGGATGAGCAGGTCAATTATATCTTGCAACAGGTGGATGATAGTTTTCCCGTGAACGAAATTGTTAGCCAGCCAACAGCACCGCAAGCAAAGCCGCTTGTACAGCCTGTGCCGTCTAATCCTAATGAAGCGTGATTGAAAGGTAGGGTAAGTGTGAATGCTCCACCACTTTCAAAGAAGTGGCTTCTATTACAAACCGTGCGAGGTAAGGGTTAGACATTATTCATGTTCACGTTGACTTTCAACATATTTCTTAATCGTCTCAAGCGGTGCGCCTCCTACAGTCGCAGCGTAGTAAGAGGGCGACCAGAGATGGCCGCCCCACAGTCTATTTCTAAGTTGCGGATACTCTCTGAAAATCATGTAAGCGGTTCTGCCTTTGAACCTGTGGGCGATTTTCGAGAGCGTGTGCGTGTGCTTGAGCCTGACAACGATGTGAACGTGGTCAACGTCTGTCTCGATAGCAATTATCTCGCAACCGAGTTCAAGGGCAAGGTCTTCAATAATCGCCTTGACTCTATCTCCGATTTCGTGAGTCAGAATCGAGTGGCGATACTTGACACACCAAACCAAGTGATACGCGAGAGCGTGAATGCTATGCGCGCCGCTTTGTGTTGCGAGTCCCACGTTTTTCTAGTGCCTCCAAAGCCAATTCCAGCATCTGTGATTTCTCGATTTGAAGTGTGCCAAGCTCCCAACGAGAAATCGTGTTTTGAGTCGTTCCTAAAAGATTGGCTAGGGCTGTTTGGCTCAGCCCTAACCTTTCGCGTCGCGCTTTCAGTTCCGCGCCCGTCATTATTTGCTCTCCGCATAGTGCCAACGATTCTCAATCACCGTCTCGGCCATTTGGTCAAGTTCATCCTGACTCGGCATCGTGCCCTCATCGTCATAGGTGCTACCAATCATGTCGCGGATGTTCTGTTGCGTAAAATATTCTCTCACCTGCTCGTCGCTCGTGAACTTGTCGCCGTTCGCAAATCCCGTTCGGTCGTTGATGTCTGTGAATGTCATTGTTTTTTCCTCTTCTCTGTCAAATTCGTTATTGCTAACGTGAGAAGATATTACTACGTCACGTTGTATCTGTCAATAGTTATTTTCACTTTTCTACGAATTATTTTTAGCCTCATTTTTGCTGGCGTAGCGGGCAAATTAGTTGAGGTAGAACGCGCAGTTGAAAGCCTGCGCGTGGGGCTACGCATTCCTCTGCGGCCTGAAGGCGCGCAGTCTCCTGCGAGGTTCGGATGAAGAAAAACGCAAACGTCACAAAGCAGCTTGAGAGTTTAATGAAGGACGCTCGCTCTGGAAAGTTGCAGGGCTTTGTTCTGGTAGGCGTGGAAGTGCCTAAAACCGCAAAGGGTGAAGCTGAAGTAAGTAAGATTCGGTACACGATTGCCGGTTCAGTTGACACCGCCACTGACCTGGTGCTTGCGGGACTTGAGAAGCTGGCCTTTGAGATTAAGAATGTTGAGATGAGCCGCGACCCAATTCTTAAATAGCGGTTGTGGTTTGATCGTATGGCCGCGTTAATAATTCTTGTTTACCTGTTCGTCTTGTGTGGTAGCGTGAAGTTGCCGCGTGCAGTGGGTGTGTTCCTTTGCGAATTGCATGCCTAAGCGTGGCTTTATCGTCAGGCAACGGTATGCCGTATGGCGAGGGACTTAATGTCTCAAGCAGTAGTTCGGCGCAGCCTGCTTTAGCCGTGTAAGTAAGTCCGTCAAACGCGCCGCCTTCAAGTTTGATTTGAATGCTCATTGCTCTTCTACAGCTGAATGTAAACCAAGAGTCTCATCAACACATTGCTGCATTATCCGTGCCTGGTATTCTCGCCTTAAAATAGACACGCCACGCCCGTCCACAATGTCTATGTTGTTTTGCCTTGCTTCTGGAAAGTTAAGCTCAATCGCCTTGATGATAAGGTCGTTCATGGCTTCGGAGAATGTTGAGGTTTTACTCATCCTATTGCCTCTAATCTCTCCCTGACTATTCGATAGCGTTCCGCTTCAGTGCTTTCCCCTGACACGAATCGAAACGTGCCGGGATGTGCGAAGTAGATGGTTAGCACCTTAATGCCTGACTTTTCTTCTCGTTCCTCTTCGCAAACAATTTCCAGACCGACTAGTGCACCACTGTTTTGTCTCACCATTAGTCTACGCTTCTCAAAAAGGAATCCTTCCTCTTCCTTCGTATAAGCGATGGCTAGAGTGTGGCGTTTCTCATCATTGATGACAAAGTAACCGTTAGATGTTGGAATAACGTATGGCATCTTTAACCCCCAATTTTTGGTGTGTGCGGAACAGCTTGAAAGAGCTATTCGCTTAATTCGGATTTGTAGTGTTTAAGAAGTCTCATTATTACGTTGTCAATTGTCAGGCTTTCGTGTCTGTAAATAAGATAGTCGTGCGTCGCGCGCAGCCTTTCCAAATAATATTGCTCGTAGCGGATGCCTGTCGTTAGGGCAGGCTCGGCAATAGATTGCTTTTCCACAATAGGAACGCGCCACACCGAGCGTGTGTCGGGCAGGGGCATCCACTCGCCGTCTTTGCTTCCGCCTACGAAGAGAAAATCACGTTGTACACTCATGCCCTGATTATACCACTTCCACTTCACCGTAAATAGACAATTTTCATCATTCATACTTTCGCATGGAGGCCATTGATGCCGACTGCGAAAGAATCACTTATCGCTGAACAGCCACCATCCGCAGAGGTCAGTGTACCGACTTCGCTCAAGAAGAAGCGCAAGGGGCCGGGCGACCTGTTTCTCAACAAGCTCTACGAAAAGATGAAAGAGACGGCTGGCGAGACCTTCACGCAAGATCAATTCAGCGCAGCAGTTCGTTACGCACGCTCTCATGCGGGTGGGAAGACGAAGGGCTTGAACGCCAAGCCTGCGATGGCAGAGATGAGCTACACGCGCATGATTGAGATGGTCAACTCTGCGCTTTGCGAATCCTTCAAGAAACCTTTCTCAAACGAATCCTATTTTTATTGGGCGCGAGAAATCTATCCGGCTTACGTGATTGTCTGCTCGAATGATGATGGGAAGTATTACCAGATTGCGTACACGATTACCGATGACGAGGTTGAGTTTGACGACCCCGTAGAAGTCGAGCAGACCTTTGCGCCCGTCAATGCGAGCGAAGGCATCAACATCATTGACCTCTGCGCTAATGGTCACGGCGTGCGTCTCTTCAACGAGTTGCAGGAATTTGCCACGCCGCCCGACTGGATTCCTTATCTGCCTAAACCCGGAAAGTACAACTCACCGCGATACGGTGAAATCAACATTACGGAAGATCGCATCCAGAACTTCGTCAAGAATTTCGATGACAAGGTTTATCAGGAAAAGTTGCCGATAGATGCCGAGCACGAGACTAAGTTATCGGGAGCATTGGGCTGGATTACTGAGATGAGAGTCAACACGGATGGCTCTGTGGATGCGAAAGCGGAGTGGACGGATAGAGGCACGACGTTAATTGAGAATGATCGTTTCAAGTATTTCTCGCCTGAATGGTTTGAGGAATGGACTGACCCCGCTACTGAAGAAAAACATTCCGATGTCGCAGTTGGCGGAGCACTCACGACCCGACCTTTCTTCAAAGAAAAAGCCTTAAGACCACTTGTCGCAAGTGAGCGCGGACTAGAAGCAACTGAGACAGAGCCAAAGGATTTACCTAATTCACAGACTGTCATCTTCACGGCGCTTGCGCCAATTTCAAAAGGAGCAAATTCGATGCCATCGAAACAACAGGAAGATTTGCGTCAGGCTGCCACAACCAAAGACCCGGATGGTGGTGGCGACGACGACACCACTGCTACGGGCGATACCGATAATTCGCATTTTGACGCGCAGGGCAAGAAACGTCCGGGCATGTTCGATGCGGACGGCAACCCACTGGCTAAGAAGGCAACGGAGCCACAGAGCTTTGCCGAGTTAAAGGCCGAGCTTGAGACAGAGCGCGCCGCGCGCAAGGCCAGTGAAGAGGGAAGCCGCAAACTTTCTGAGCGCACGGCGGCAGTCGAGAAGGAACTCCGCACTAAGCGCTTTTCTGACACCATCAATGATGCCACCGGCAATGGCGCGAAACGCTTCATCGGCGGAGCAGAAGATCATCTGTCGTTTATGGAGTTCATCGCGGAGCACGACGGCGAAACATCCGACCGCATGACGAAATACGTCGAACAGCAGCGCGCTCATGCCGAGCAGGTGAGAAAGAGCGGCCTTTTCGATGAGGTTGGGCGTAGTGGCGGTGATGGCGCGAGTAGCAGCGCACAGGCACAGTTAGATGCGAAGGCGAAAGCTCTCCAAGCCTTTGACCCGCAGACCTATCCGACTTACGCGCTGGCTTATGACCACGTTTACACAACTGAGACAGAACTTCGCCAGCAGTACCGCGAAGAGGCGAGAGGAGCAAAATAATGGCAGTCGAAGGCGCACAACCACTTAATTGGAGTTTCGTTCCCGGCGGCGTGATTCGCCAGTACAGGTACGTCAAGCTCTCCGCAGCTAATACCATTGTCGAATGTTCGGCTGTCACTGACAAGGCTATTGGCGTTTCACAAGACCCGGCAACCGGAGCCGGAGCGCCCGCCGGACTCAATGTCTGCATCGTTGGGATTACCAAACTTGAGGGTGATGCTGACTTAGCGCCAGGCGATTCCATCGGCACGTCGAATGACGGCCAGGCAGCCGCATACACCGCAGCCGACACTACGAAATACATTAACGGCCAGGTATTGATTGATAACACGGCTGCGGGTGGACTCATCACTGCTGCCATCAACTGCGCTTCCCAGCGCACTCTGGCGTAAGCGGAACAAGGAGAATTCTAAATGGCACAGCCAACCCTACAACAGGTTCATATAGACACCGCGCTCACTAATGTCAGCACGGCGTATCAACAAGCGGATGACCAGTTCATCGCCACCAAAGTTTTTCCGATTGTTCCGGTGGATAAGCCAACGGGAAAAATCTTCACCTACAACAAAGCCGATTGGTTTCGTGATGAGGCAAAGCCGCGCGCAGACGCTACGGAATCTGCCGGTTCCGGCTACGGGCTGAGTACGGTTGGCTATAGCTGCGATGTCTTCGCGCTTCATAAGGACATCGGCCCGCAGATCAGGGCAACCGCCGATCCGCAGGTTGATCTTGAGAGAGACGCCACCCGTTTCATCACACAGCGAATGCTTCTCCGGCGCGAGATTCAATTCGTCTCCGATGTCTTCGGAACAGGCATCTGGGGTACGGATGCGACGCCCGCGAATTTGTGGAATGATTACGGCAATTCCAACCCCATCAGCGACGTGCGAGCAGCTAAACGAACCATTCTTTCCATCACAGGTCAACCCGCCAACGCGCTGGTGCTTGGCTACGATGTTTACGACCAACTCCTAGATCACCCGGACATCGTTGACCGCATCAAGTACACCACTTCTGTTACTGGCCGAACGGTCAATGAAGCTCTCCTGGCAGCGATGTTCGATGTCAAGAACGTCTATGTTGCGAAAGCGATTAAGAACACGGGCGTCGAAGGTGAGGCTGCCGCTTATAGCTTCGTTTTTGGCAAGAGCGCGTTGCTTCTGCACGTGGCTGACAATCCTGGTCTTCTGACTCCATCATCCGGCTACACGCTCGTGTGGCGCGGCGTTGATTACGGGATGGGCGATAACAACATCGGCGTCAAGCAGGAGATTGTTCCGCTCACCGGCGGCGCGGTGAGAGTCGAAGGGCAAAACGCGTTCGATCACAAAATTTTAGGGGTAGATTTGGGGTACTTCTTTAATGGGGCGGTAGCATAATCTTAGGGACAGACGTAGGTTAGAAAGAATGGCCTCTGATTTTTAAGGCTGAAGGAATTATCTGAACAAGGAGAAAGACAATGACTGAAGCAGAAGTGCAAGCCTTTTGTGCGAACAATGGAATCTCTGTGAGTCCGGTCGGACAGCCCCTTTTCGTTGTTGACCCGACACAGCTTCCACAGAGCGTCCGCGTCTTTGTGGGCGACGACGGGAAGTATATCGGGGACGGCACGCCAAAGGCGGAAGATGCGCGCCACGAGGAATCAAAGGGCGCTCCTGACCAGGATGAAACTGCAATAGCGAAGGGTCTGGGAGATGATGAGGTAAAGCCTTCGGAAGAGGCTGAGGTGGACTCTGAAGAATCAGGCGCGTCCCTGCCTCAAGGCAAGCTCCCTGACGACCTGCCCGGCCACGCCGCATTAGAAGCGGAAGGCGTTACCACTTACGCGCAGCTTCGCAAGCGTATTAGCGCAGGCACGTTGATTGAAATTCCCGGCATCGGTGATGCGACTGCCGCGAAGATCAAAGAGGCACTCGGAGAAGAGGCATGAACACACACGTCGTAGCCCGTCGGCTGCCAATGGGTCGAGAGACTCTTGAGGCAGGCACAGAGGTTGATGCCTCAAAATGGCGCAACACGGCGAAGCTCGAAGAGCAGCGTTACCTCAAGCCTCTTGAGAACAAGTCACAGGATGCCCCGAAACGCAGGGGCAGAAAACCGAAACAGGATTAACGCTCAAACCGGATGGGCGCTCACGCGCATGTGAAGGAGAGATATGAATCAGGGTACACGCGGAACTTTCAAGGTCGGCACTCTTCTCGCCAACGCTATCAAAATCGGAAACAATGCGCAGCCTAAAATGGTTAAGGTTGCTCTCGCGGCCTTAGACACGGGCGGAGGTGTTTTCTCATGGCAGAACCCGGAGTCGGGCGCAATCATTGTGTTGCGTGTCATCCTCGATATTACAACCGTAGCGAATGCCGCCTGCACGCTTGATGTTGGTACGACTCCAACAAGCGCTGCCACACTCTCGGATAACCTGATTGACGGCTTGGACGTGCGAACCGCAGTCGGTGTGTTTGGCAAGGACGATGGTGCGGACGCCAACGGCAAGGCGCAGCAACGGCTCGCCTCCGGCAAGTGGGTTACAGGCTCAAAAGCGAGCGGCGCAGCCGCAGGGCTAGTGGGCAATGCTTACATTTCATACGTGACCGTCTAGTGACTACTCCAACGTACACATACGATGCCGCGCTTGGCTCTTTGAAAGACAAAATCCGCGCGCTTATTCGTGACACTGATTCAAATGCCTGGATTCTCTCGAACGAAGAGATTCTCTTTTATGCCGAACTTGAAGGCAATGTTTCAGACGGCACGAATATCTACCGACAGGCTGCGAGGTGCGCACAAGAGGCGGCTACGGAGTTAGGACGACAGGCATCGCTTGGTGGAGTCATTAAAGCCACTGAGCAGTTCGACATGATGTCAAAGCGCGCCGCAGAACTTTTAGCGCGTGCTTCTCTCTCAGGTCTTGCGCCCTACGCCGGTGGGATTTCTCAAAGCGATAAGCAGGGCGTTGAGATTGATGCGGATAGGACACGACCAGCTTTCACAAGGGATAAGTTTGAAGATTCAAGTGTGGGCCATCGGAGTTTGACAGACATTTCAGCATGAACGGTGCAGGAATTACGGCAAGTGTAGCACGGCAGATGGATAAGGCGCGCCGATACGCAGGGCCAGTGGGCAAGCTCATCCTGCTGAAATATTTGAGCAAGGATACTCAAGGCGCTATCTCCTATGAGGTCGTTAAAGAATATGATCTGGGTTGGCGCGCCAATCGAATCAAAGGCTCTGACGGAGCGTTTTATACGGTTCACGAAATAGCCGATGTTGACTCTACTCTTGAAGCGCTCTTTGACAGCGATGATGCGGCCACGGATTACGTGATCGAAGGTCGTGTCTACAAACTCGAGCCTGACAAGATCACGCGCCCAATTACCGAGCCTAAAGTCTGGATATTCCAGGGCTACGATAAGAACGAGCTCTATCAATGACAGGGACGACTATCAAAGTAGAAGGACTCGTCGAGGTTGACGCTGCGGTCGAAAGTCTTGCCCAGCACGCGGGCGACATGCGCTCTCTTGCCACGGCCATCTCAACAGCCTGGTACGTTAAAGAGAAGGGTTGGCTTGATTCTGGCGGGCGCGGAAGCTTTCCCGGTCTGACCGAAGAGTACGCAAAGACCAAGGCTCAAAAATACGGTGAGCAGCCAATCCTAAAAGCCTCGGGCGCAATGGATGAAGCTTTAACAGGTAAGGATTCCCCCGACTCCGTTTATCTCGTAACTGAAAACGAATTGACGGTCGGAGTAGCAGGGCGAAGTGGTCAGATTGCTAGTTACCACCAGAAAGGGGAGGGCAATCTGCCCGCGCGACACGTCTACGATGATTTGATAATTGATGAGTTCAAATCCGAAGAGTTGGGCTTGATTGCCGTGGGGGAACTCACCGAGTATGCGCGCTCCATTTCTTTGAGAGTGGTCTAAGAGTATGGCGATAATCGGCATCACCCGGACCTTACCTGTGAACGTCCTGAAGCTTGTAAAGGAGGACATGGCGTCGGCTTTGCAGGAGGCCAACGGCGGCCAGGCGATGCCGCCATTCATAGAGTTCAATCTGGCGAGGCCAAAAGAGCCGCACTGGCCTTTTATTACATGCTACCGCAGGCGTACGTCGAAGATCGAGCAGATATTTGACCAGTCAGTCGGAGAACCTAAAACATTTTCGGCTGAATTCGCTATCGAGATTGGCTCATCGGCTGACACGGAAGACGGCGTGAGAGAAGAGAACGAAGTCAGGCAGGATGCGGTTGACACAATTCTATTGAGCACTATTGAAGATAGTCCCGGCGCGCTTCTTGAAGGCTTCGACGATGAAATCAAGGGACTGCTCAGCTTTAATATCAGCGAATGGGTCAATGGCAATAATGTTCATAATGGGGGCAAGCACTACATCGTTGGAGCAGGAACTTTAATCGTTAGTTTTTAACGGAGGCATGAAGATGGCAGAAGCAGATATGAATAAATCAGGTTCGGGGGGCAGTCAAACTCCGCCGGGAAACTCGGCACAACAAACCGGCAGTGGAAGTGCTGCCGCAATTCAAGCTTCTCCACAGTCGCCAAAGGTACAGCCCGACACCTTGAAGCTTGTCGTGAATGGTCAGGAAGTTGATGAGAAGACTTACTTCGAGGCGGCTGCGAAACAGTATGACGTGACGCGCTTGCGCGAAGCGAATCATCGTCCCGAGATTATCACAAAGTAGCGCATCCAGGATCAATCCCAGTTTAAGGAGTCAAACCGATGGCAGTTATTAGTAATCAAGACCTGACAAAAATCATGCGCGGCTTTCCTGTTCGCGTGTTCCTCGACCTGACTTTCAACGCAGATGGTACGGTTAAAAACTTGGCTGTTGACGGCACTATCGTTTCAGCGGATCACGCCAATGGGGTTGAGCTTGGATTCACGCAGGACGGTGCAGAGATTACGTTAAATCAAACGCGCGGGGGGCTAGAAGTGGATCAGCGTAATCACGAAGTGCTGCCTATTCTCAATAAGCAAGAGCCTCATCTGAAGCTCGGCTATTTGCAGGTCAACGACTTCGCTACGCTGGCAAAGCTGGTTCCAGGCGCGTCTGTGCAAACGGATTCTTATGCTACCGGCATTTCAGACCAGGTTGACCAGTCCATCACGCTCCATTCCATAACAGCCATCGCGCCGACGGCAGCCGATAAAACGAAGTTTCACCAGTTGACGGTTTACGCTTGCTCGAACATGGCCGCGCTGGCTTTGAAGCTCTCAAAGGCTTGGCACAAAATGCCAGTTGATTTTGTCGGCGAGGATGCGGGCAGGACAGACGGCAAGACATATTATGCTGGCATTATTACACCCGTTGCTCCATGAGTGTTGTAGCGATACATGACTGCTTCGGGACTGTAATCCAAGTAACGGATACCGACATTATCTTTCTCGGCGATAAGTGCGGTAAGCCTCATGCCTGGTTAAATGAAGACGGCCTCTCGACCACAAAAGAGCATGGCAAGGAGAAGGATCGGCACATTATCCCACTTCAAGCTTTAGAGACCATGATTGCTGAAGTGAAGAGAAGGAAGAAAAAGAAGTAGGCTACCTAAAATGTTTTGGGTAGAGACAATTCAACTGAGAGGTCTCATTAGAAGACCCGTGAGAGTGAATTCTTGCGGGTCTGTTGTATTTAATCTTAGAGAGAAAGAGAGATTGTTATGGGAGAGTCAGCAATAGCTAGTCGAACAGTAGAGCAATGGCGCGCACGCACGCACATCCCCCTAACATTAAAATCAGGCGCTCAGGTCGAAGTTAAAAAGCCTGGACTTGGCGTCCTTATCAATGCCAACCGTTTACCGCTTTCACTCGTCGCAAAAGTGGCAAGCGTTCAAAACGGCTCGGATGCGGAAAAGTTACAAGCCCTCGCAGGCGATAATGACAGCGAAGGCGAGGCTGCTGTAGGACTCGTTAAGATGATCTACGCCCTTGTTGCCGACATCCTGACATCTCCGCGCGTGGTCTTTCGTGAAGAGGGAGATGATACACCTCTTCGTGAAGGTGAAGTTACAATTCACGACATTCCAGGAGACGATTTGTTAGAACTTTATCAATGGGGTCTTGCGAATAAAGGAGAGATGCGGATAGGCGAAAAGGGGGTGAGTACAGAGCAGATGGAAAGCTTTCGTAACGACGAAACAGTTTCTGCTCATAGCACAGACGGCGGAGAGGTTCGGTCAGAGACCGTCCCAGATTCTACAGATGGAGGATGAGATAGACGCTCTAAATCTGGACATGGCTGCTCATGTAGCTTTGAAGCTCACGGAGCCGCCGCACATCTCCCTTGTGATTAAATCTATGTTTGCTGCCGAGGGTGAAGAGTAGTCAAGTGTAAAGATTCATGGCTAACCTTGATGTTTTATTAAAATTTCTCGGTGACAATACGGACGCCCGTATTAAGAGTACAGAACTGCGCGCAGCTATGGGCGCAGACCTTGACAAAATTCTTCTCGACAGCAAAGCGACTGCCGCCGCTCTTAAAGCAGAGCATGCGAAGATGTTTGAGTCGCTAAAGGGCACGAGTACCACATACAAAGCAGAGCTTAAAAGCGCAACGGATGTTCTGATAGCTGAATCCCAAAAGAGCATTGCGAGTGCTGAGAAAACTGCGTTAGGGGCGACTCAAGCCCTTCAAACTACTACAAACGCAGTTAGGGCTGCTGAACAGGAAACAGGCGGACTCAAAGGCGCATTATCCTCTCTTGCTGGCCCGGCGGGGCTTGCAGCTTTAGCAATAGGCGCAATAGGGATAGGTCTGTTCGAGTTGGTTAAGCATACAGCAGAGGCCGAGAACCGACTGTATGCATTAAGTCAGAAAACTCAACTAAGTGTTGAGACTCTATCTGCGCTAGATATTGCCGCAGAAAAGAATGGCTCAAGCGTTGACAAACTCGCACAAGGGCTTGTGATTCTTGATAAGAATTTATCTAAAGCCAATACCGGGACAGATGTAGCCTCTAAACTCCTTCGCAGTTGGAATATTGATCTCAGCAACAACGAAAAAGCGTTGGTGCAAATTGCTCAGAGGCTTTCCGATTATTCAAAAGGTGGAAATAAAGCAGCCGATGCTCAAGCCTTAATGGGCAGGTCGGGTGCAGAGTTCTTAAAAGTAACGAACCAACTGTGGAAGGAAGCCGGGGGCAATCTTGATGTCTATAAAGAGAAGCTTCGTGAAGCCGGAATCCTGATGACCGACAAGGCTGCGGAATCGGGCCATAAATTCGAGGAACAGTTAGTAGATTTACAGAATACGTTTAGCGCGCTGGCACGTGACATCGCGCAACAGGAAATGCCCAAGATTCTCGCCGCCATGAATGAGTTGCGTGATTGGGCTAAGGATAATAAGGAAGGAATTGTTTCAACTATAGATGCTATTGCTTCCGCTGTTGGACTCTTGGCGAAGGCGGCGATAGGCGTGGGCATGTCATGGTTGTTTGCCAGCGAAAGTTTATCAGGCTATCTCCAGCGAAATGCAATCGCTACCAAGAACGCTTCTCCAACATGGTTGAGTGAGACGTTTTCTCAGTACATGAGTCGAGGGAGTAGGGCTGAAGTTGCGATGGCCGGAATGAGAGATGCCGGACTTCAGATGATCGGCGGCACAGTCCCGCACGACCCTGAGATGGATCGTCTGATGAAACGGGGTCCGGGTGAGGATGCACCTGCGTTGCCAAAAGGCGGTAAGGGTGGCGGCGGCGCAGACAAGGCACGACAAGATCAAATCCGCGTATTTGAAGAACAGTCGAAACAGATTCAGCGCGACTATAAGAATGAGACTGATGATATTAACCGCGAGTATGAGCTTCAACGCATCACAATTGAAACCAAAACGGAGGAGATTGTCGCCGCAATCAAGGATTACTACGACAAGCGTAGAGCGGTAATACTTCAAAAACAGGCTCTTGCAAAGAAAGGCTCTGAGCGTGAAAAGTTTGGCGATGAATTAACCAACCTTGACGATGAAAGTCAGGGTGCTATTCAAAAAGCTTTCGATGATGCCGCTAAAACTCTGCGCGACTCAAGGCGTAAACTTCAAGAGGATATTCTTAAATTACAAGAGGACTTTGATACTCGAAACATCAATGCTATTCAGGGCCGAATTAAAATCGAGCAAGAAACCGAAGTAGCAGGCGAGCGGCAAATTGCGGAAATAGAACGCAAAGCTTATCAACGACGGTGGGCAGATTTGGTAGCTCAACGTGAAGATATTATCAACCATGCCGCCAATGTACAGGAAGGGGCAAACAGTAAAGAAGTAATCCTTCTTAATGCTCAAATCAAGAGGCTCGAAGAGATTGAAAAAACGGCGGGTGAAGAAAGAGAGCGCAGGATCGCTGAAGCTGAGGCGCGCGAGATACTACGCCAACAAGAATACGTTAATACCATTCTTGCGCTGGGGAAGCGTTACATCGAAAATCAGCGAGCGCAGGAGCGGCAACTCTACGAGTGGGCACTCAATAATCCTTACTCATCTCTTAATCAAAGAAAGATGGCAATTGCTAAGATCACAGAGTTTGATCTTATTGAGCTTGAAGAGCAGCATAGACATAATCAGGCCGTCTTAGATGCAGAGCAAGCTAAGGCCATCGCCCAAGCCAAGCGATTAAAGGCTAGTGAAGAGGAACAACTTGAAATCATCCGTCATTATAAAGCCCTTAAAGCTCAGGAGGAGACGGGATACACCGATCAGCGCAAAGAGCGACAGGATAAAGGAAATGATGATGTTACCTTTGCAGGAGCGAACGGTAATCCCTTCGGAGCCTTAGTTGGTCAATTCACCGATAACGCAAATATAATTGCCGGTGCAGGGCAAATAATTTCATCCACATTTAATGCTATCGGCCAAGCTGCCGGAAATGCAGTGAAGGCTTTTATTTTGTTTGGCTCTACAGGCGGCTCGTTTAGAAAGTGGGCTGCCGAAATGATAGCGAGTGTCGCACAGATGGCGGTTGTTCAGGCTATCTTCGAGGCGGCTCAGGCCGCAGCCATGTATGGCCTATTTTACTTTACTGGAAACGCAAGCTTCTTAAAATCCGCGATAGCGCACGGGCAGGCAGCTTTGATGTTTGGGTTAGTCGCGGCGGCGGCTGTACCCATTGGTCGCCTTGCCGCAGGTGATGCGTTTAAGCAAGACCAGCAACAGCAAGGCGCGGTAAACGGAGTGGTCGGCGGGGGCGGGGGCACACAATACAAACCGTTTACTTATGATTCGCAAACTCCTTCCGCATCGCAGGCAGCTTCGTCAGGCTCGCGCACTGGGACTGTTCTATCGGACGTTCTTAAAGAAGTTGTAGCTTCAAACAATCGCGTTGCCGATGGACATGCTCAAGTGGCAGCGGCTATTAACTATAATACGAAGGTGATGGCAGGGATTGAAAGTTATCCACCGGGCGATCTAATCAGACAGAATGCTCCTGCGGTCGGCGATGCAATGCAAGAGAATTATAGAACCTATCACGAGGTAACTAAGGATACGATTAGTTTAGGTTCGACGGGGCGGACTTAGTGGTTACGCTGCTTGAAGAGATCACGGATTCCCCTTGTTTTTTGGCAGAGGCGTTGATTCATTATTACCTTGTTCCATCGGACTAGGTGAAGCTCGCTGAATGATTTGCGGGCCTGTATCCTGCTTTCGCTTACGTTTAGCTATTCGCGGCGTTGATGTCGGCACTGGAGAGGCAGTTGGGCTATCTATCGCTGGCGTATTTGGTGAAGAGTTGGGCGCGTCGTAATTTCTTGTAGTGCCAAAGAACGCGCCCAGTATAATCACAGCCGCTATAATTCCTGCCCAGAGGTAGATATGTTTAGTATCCCACTTGTGCCGTGAAATTCCATTTGATGCAATGCGCGGTAGCTTGACAGGACGAAATTCATCAATATGCCCTTTACATGAAGGACATATCCGCACCTCTTCTTTGAAGAGTAGCGAAAAGAAAGCGCCGATTAAGCAAAAGAATAATCCGATAATAAAAACAATCCAGCCAAAGGTAGAAATCTTTTGCACGATCTGTGGCGGGAAAGGAGAACCACAATACGGACATCTATAATGATAGGCTGGAGATGGTTGAGAAGATGGCGAAGCATGAATCGGCGCAAGGGGGGCGGTGGGCCTTAATGGAGCACCGCACTTCAAGCATTCTGTGTCGCTTGGCGAATTTATGTTTCCACAGTAGGAACATGGAGAGGACACGAGCAACTCCTTTCAAAGTCGCCCGTAAATCTACACCACAAAATAAAAGAGGGGCAAGCCGAAAGTTGGCAGACCAACAAAAAAAGCTTCAAAGAAATAATCTTATGCTATACTCCGCCTCGACAATTTAACGGAGAGGTTCCTAGAGGACCCAAGTTACAGTGAAAACTAGCTTGGGTCTGCAACAATTCGGTTGGCGTCATTGTATGCCCAAAGCTAAAGAGCTTTGGGCATATTTTATTTTACGACAGTAATGCCTGACCAATCATACAAGAAGCTTCTGTATCGAGGGAATTTTGAAGTCGTTTGCGAGATTGATTTCTCGGAGAGCCTTTTGAGTGCGCGCTATGCAGGTGGCTATCACGAAACGGCTGTGATCGGCTCACCCAATGGCTTGCGAACCTGGAGACTCAAGTACACAGCACTCCATAAAAATGTCCTGTTGAACTTTCCGGGCAGCGAGCCAATGTCACGCGAAGAATATATTTGGCAGTTTTTTTGTAATAGCAAGGGCAGTGGAAATCTCCCCTTTATTCTTACGTGTCCGCGCGACAGCAAAGACTATTTAGGAATCTTCAAAGAAGACGCGCTCTCATTCACGCTGATAGACCAATTTTTACGAACGACCGGATTAACGATTGAGCAATGTTTTGTGCGCGGCACTAACACTTTGTCAGATGGCTCACTAGGCGACTCAAGTAATCCCGACCAAATATAAATGCCAGAATTAAGCACAGCAGATAGAGCGAAGTTAATCGCACTAGAAGAGCTAATCCGCTCTGGCGAAAAGCCGCGCTTTGCGGAATTGGTGAAAATCAACCTACCCGCACCTGAGCTAGAACAGTGGTTTGCCTTTACCCAAATAAATGAGGTCAGGGGTTTTGAAAGTATTTCATCTTTCGCTGACGTGCGCGCTCGATTGATTACGAGCAAGGGCAGCCCCTTTCTCGACATCCCTAAAACGACCGCCATCTCAGATGATTCGGTTGACATGACGTTCTCTGATATTGACGGCGAGATGTCGCGCATCTGCTTTCAATATGGTCAGGGTTTACGAACGGAAATATATTCATTCTACCCGGATGTTGACCTGGCTTTACTCGAATTTGTCGGCAACTTACGCGCTCCCAAAGATGCGAACGGCATCACTTTGAAAGTTCAGGCAGCCAGTGGGTTCAGAAGCGCGAAACTGTTGTTGCCTCATCGCTTGCCAGTGCCGGGCTGCATGTTCATCTATGGCGGCCTGCTTCCAACCCAAGCGGAGATTAACCTGCATAAAGGTTGCCCGTACAACGCGCATTTGACCGACGAAGACAGGGGCGGCGCGCCTCTTATTGGCGTGCCCGGACTGCCCGACTGCGCGCGTGACAGCGTTGCCACTTGCTTTGCTCATTTAGCAACTAAGAGATTCTTTCCCGGCTTCAAAACCGTCATCCAAACCCTGATTAACTATCAGACCAGTGGGCCGAACCTTCCGGCTACCGCTATCGGCAACGAAAACTCTCTCACAGACCCTATCCGCTCCGTCTATGGTCTTCGTCTTCTGAAGGGCTTGCGCATCCTCAGCTTTCGTCCTGAGAACGACAACAACCATCCGGATCATGGATTCGTGGCATGCCTGGTTGAAATCGGTGAAGGTGTGATGAACGCACTTTCTCAGGCTGCCATCAATAATCAGTACGTTGGCTTTCAGCATCTCCAGCTTCGCTATGGACAACTAGGACAATCGCCGACGGGCTATGAGCCTAACATCGGAACGTACAGCGGCACGGCTCATTTCTTCGGAAGAATTCAAGGAGATTTCAGAAACGTCACGGCAAGTGATTTGAGCGCAACCATTCTGGCCCAGGGGCATAACGATGTCAGAGTCTATACCGACATCAACACATTTGTAGAGCAGTACACAACGAACCCGGCATGGTGTCTTCTAGATATGCTCGCGAATAAGCGTTGGGGGTACGGTGAAGACTATGCGAGATACGACATTCAGAGTTTCATAGATGTCGCAGCATGGTGCGATGAAGAGGTTAGCGTCACTGATCCAAACGGTAATGTCTTCACCGGCACGCGCGCAACGTGCAACGTGGAACTAACGGGGCGAGCTACTCAAACGCAGATTGAAGATTTCTGCACGGCTCACTGCATTAGTCCACCGTTTGAACACAACGGTCTGAAGATGGTCGTTGCCTTGAAGAAAGAGGTAGTAGACGATTCTGTGATTCCCTTCTTCACAGACTACGGCCCTGACGCAAATATTTGCGTTGATTCAAAAGGTCAGCCGATGGTTGGCTGGTCTTATGTGGGAGACGATGAACTAATCAATCAATATACGTCCACCTTTGACGACGCCAGCAACGGTTTTACCTCAATACCTGTTCCGGTTGGAGATATGCGTCAGCAACTCGCGGCGGGCCTTGCTTGGGGTGATAACACTATTAGGATAATCAATAAAGACCTTCCTGCCCTCGGCGTTACGAGCTTTCAGGAAATGATGCGCCTCGTGAACCGTGTTCTTACTCTCGGCCCGCTTGATAAGGGTGGTACTAAGAATAATTTCCAGGTGAAGTTTACGACCTGGGTCTCTCAATGTTTCGAGGTTCGGATGTACAAATTAGTGAGACTCCGCATCCGCGCTCTTGAAGAACTTTGGGCGAAGCTTGGGATTGAAGGCTTCCACTATTTTCGCGTGATGAGCAGGAAGAGGAAGGGCAATCTGCAATACGAATTAACTGTGCAGGCTTATCCGGTTAATTACTACGAGCACATGGAAACGGTGATTGACCATACGGGTTCACCGGGTGGTGTTAATCCGGGCGGCGGGCCAACGGATAGACCCTGCTCGATTCCTATCACTGTACTTAATCACACGTCTGACACTATCGAAATTGAATTGGGGAATTGCTAGATGTCTAACTTCGGTGGATTTGATGTCAAGGTTGATAACGGCACAGGGATGCCAATTCTTATCCCAGGCGCAACGGTCATGGTACGCGATATAACCGACGTGGTTGATGAGACGACTGGGGCAGGCGGGACTGCTCTGTCTGACCTTACAGCAGACTCAAACGGACACGTAGTAGGGGGAACGCTACCTATCGCAGTAGGTAGAAAGGTTCGCTTCGGCTGGGTTCGGAGTGTTGATTTAAGAATGGGGTCGGCAGTAACGACGACGACATAAGGGCTTATGGATATTGTTGCTAAGGATAGCGGTGGAATCAACATAGTAGCGCGAGAAGAAGCTATACCGCGCTACTACCCGCCTGCGACCACTCACCCTGTCTCAGTAGACCTGCACTGGCGAAAAGTCGGCCAGAAGCCCGGCGAGGCTCTGCACGTGGGCAGTTTCGCGCCGGGCGCAACCGTCAAGCTCCCCTACAATCCACTCACAGATGGAGACCTTATCTTCTCGACTCGCTCATGGAGCGCAAATAATGTCCCGGATGTCTCAAGTCTCGAAGATGCCTACACACGACCTCTCACTGTCAATCCTAATATCGTCTCCGTTGGCGGCATTGATGAGCACGTCCCTACTGTCACGCTCGCACCGACAATTGCAAAAGCGAGCGCGACTGATGCGTGGATTGTCTTAACGCCTGCGCCTGACGCTTATGGTGCGACCATCACGGACGGCCAGCTCAGAATTGAGAAGGCAGATGATGCGAGCATTTTTGAAGTCCAGCCTATCTCTGACAGCCCGACTCATCAAATAGACCAGAAGCCCTATGCCTCAAAAATAAGTTATAGGTGGCGCAACCAGAGCACCGAAGATGCTGGAGGTGGCCGGGGATGGTCTGCGTGGTCGCCTCAGTCAAGCGCTGCCGAGATTGGAGCAAGTGTGCCGCCGCCTCCGGTCTCGACAGCCATCTCAACATTTACTTACGACGCGCATGATTCGCGCGCAGCCATTGAGAGAGAGGTTAGCCAGTGAACCAAGTTGTTCGACAAGTTATTGACCGCACAGGCGCTATGTGGGCTACTGCCAACTTCGACCGTATTAAAGAGCCTGTCTTGTTAACACTACCGAACGACCCTGAAGGCGTCGTGTATGCGCTCTTTCTTGAGGAAGGCGCATCGCACCCTTATTGGACAATCACGGAGCATAAGACAACGTCGAATGAGGTTTCTGAGTTGATAGAAGCCCAACAAAAGGCCAGACATTCAAACTGCCATCTTTTCACGACCGCAGATACGGAGAGGACGTTCATGGGCGTCATGGCTTGGGTAAAGAACGGGCGCAGTCCTCGATGGCTGCCTCATGCTCTGAAGGCGACCGTCCAACTTCAATGGGAGCAATTCTAAGATGAGAAATTTAATATTGACTACCTTCCTCATATTGTTGTCGGTGACTGCGCTCGGGCAAGGCGCAACCAATTATCCAGGGTCACTTGATACGACGACGACGTTACCCCAAGCTTCGGATTTTAAGATAACCTATCTCACCTCCGCCGCCTCATCAGGCGCAACAACCATTACCGTCAACTCCACCGCGAGCGTGCCCACATCTGGCGTGCTACAGATTGACTCAGAACTACTTTCCTATACGACCTCTGACTCTACTCACTTCACTGTGACGCGCGCCTTCACTGGCACTACAGCCGCCGCACACACTGTCTTTTCAACTGTGCACTTCCCTCTTGTTTCGGCGCACGTCAACGGCCTCAGAGGGGCAATGCTCGCCTTAGAAGCAAAGCTCGGCATCGGTTCAAGTGATGCGGCGAGCGCAGTAACAGGGCAAGTGCTCACAAAACAATCGGGCGGGACAACCATCTGGGCTACTCCGGCTTCAGGTGAAAGCCCGCTGACATTCAACGCACCCCTCACGCGCTCTGTTAATTCAATCTCAATTACGCAGGCGGACACAACGCACAACGGCTATCTGACTTCGACGGATTGGTCAATCTTCAATGGTAAGCAGAATGCGCTCGGCTACACTCCCTTAAATCCTGCGAACAATTTAAGTGATGTGGCGAGCGTGCCGTCGGCGCGCACCAACTTGGGCTTAGGCACGGCAGCGACAAAGGACGTGGCCGCATCAGGAAACGCCTCTTCATCTCAAGTCGTCAAGGGAGACGATACGCGCCTCTCAGACGCGCGCGCCCCTGTGACTTACACAGCGGACGGAACAGTGGTTACGGGCGCGCACATCGTCACAGGAGGCGTCGGGTTGTCAGGGGGAACGGGAACACTCACTTTTTCAGGCAGCGCGGTCTTTACCTCCAGCACGACATATCAATGCACGGGAAGTAATTTCAGCGCCACAAACGGATTCAGGATTGATAAAACATCAGGTTCTTTAATCACTGTCACGGGCACAGGCTCTGACGTGATCGTAGTTATTTGCATAGGCAATTAAACAAAGGAAGAGGGAAAAAAGATGAGAGCTTATAGAAAATATCTCAGTGTTGTTTTAGTGGCGGCTCTGCTAATCGTGGCCTTCCCGCTGACCGCACTGGCAGCAGCGCCCGTCGCAGTCAGTTTTTCGACCGCTGTGCCGGTTACAGCGCAATCGGCAATTCAACTTCAAGGGAGTGATGCAGACGGCACGGCTCTGACATTTGCTACAACGACAAGCCCATCACACGGCGCTCTCTCTAATCTGAATACCTCGACGGGCGCGCTTGTTTACACGCCGACAGTGGGCTACACAGGCTCAGATAGCTTTCAGTACACGGTCACAAGTGGAGGCGATACGACGGCTGCGGCCACTGTGACGCTCACGGTGACGGCTGCGAAGACGCGCATCATTGATAGCCTGCTCGATCCAAGCGGTGCGCCGCGCGTCGGGCGCGTGAGCTTCTTTCTCACACAGGTGGCGACTAGTCCATCAGGGATTATCCCGGCGAAGGCGAGCGTCTCAGCTTCACTTAACAGCAGCGGCCAGTTCGACGTGTCGCTCTATCCGTCACGCGCTGTTTCTCCTGCTCAGTATTATCAGGTCTGGTTTGATGACGCACAGAAGGGCAATACACAGTTGATAGGAATTTATGATATTCCAGCATCAACTACTACGATCAGCTTAACCGGCCACCGCATCACGGACGCGAATCTCGACGCTCAATTTACTTTCGCTTCAAAGGCTGAAGTGGACGCACTGACAGCAGCGGTCGCAGCAGCTACAACGGCGCAGCTTTTTCCTTTGCTGACCGCAGGCCATCACATTATCTGGAACGGAAGTACGTTCGCTAACTCTATTATTACTGAGAGCGGCTCGACTGCGAATGTCGGCGGCAATCTCAATGTCTCAGGCGTTCTGACGGGCGACGGGTCAGGGCTGACACATGTCCCCGTCACGCTGCCAGGCTCGCCTAATTTCGCGGGCACGGTCACGGCACCGTTTTTCAGCGGCAATCTGCTCGGTAACATTCAGGGCAACACGAATGTTTCAGGGAATCTCGGCGTCGGCGGCACGATGACCGGGCAAGTCAACGTCACAGGCGGCACGCTCGCGAACGTCACTTGTACGAACTGCACGAATGTCGGCTCGGCCACTTCGGGAGCTTTCGCGGCGACCGGCGACGAGGTGATTAACTTCGACTCGGATGCAAACGGCGCTGGTGCGTTCAGGGTTCAGCGAGGGGGCGTGGACAAGTTGGTGATCGGCAACGACGGGACGCTCGTGGGTCCGGGCGGCGGCCCGCTCGTTGAAGGTACTGACACACGTCTCCCCGTCACACCTCCTGTCGTTTTCGCAGATCGCTACTCAGGCGCGGATTGGGGCGCGAAAGTCGCGGCGGCAATTACCGCGCTGCCTGTCACGGGGGGCGTCATAGACGCCCGGATGCTCACCGGCTCTCAAAGTCTTTCGTCCGACCTGACCATCAGTAAGCAGGGTGTAAGTATCCTCGTAGACTCCTCTCCTACGACGGCGATTAACATGGGGACGAATAGGATTGTGGTCGCAGCAGGCGCGCACGGCTTCTCTTTGAAGGGAACAGTCCCACAAGGCAGGGGGCTGCCAAGCGCAACCTACAGTTTGCCGCAACCCGGCTTCACCTACACTGGCACAGGGTACGCAATCTTGATCGGCGATGCGACCCTCGCGTCGCAGACAAAAGACATCCTGATCGAAGACATTGCGATCTTCTGCACGAATCCAGCAGGGGGCGGCATAGATGCGAAAAATGGCGTCTACGTCACGGTGAGCCGCACGTCGCTCCGGCAGCAAAACTTCACGACGGCCACCGGTAAGGGATTCCTAGTGGAAGCTGGGACAGGCACAGGTACTACCTACGCAGCCTACAACATCTTCACCACCGGTTTAATCTCCGGCTTCAAGTACGCGATGCAAACAACGGGCACGGCGGCTGATGCGGCAAATGATAACTATTTAGTCAACAGCAACGTCTCCGGGAGCGGGCCAGTCGTTGCGGGCAGCATCGGCTTCGTTTTCTCAAACGGCGACGGCAACCACGTCTACGGCGGCTCGATTGAGGGCTTCGACACAGCGATGTACGTCTCTAGCGGCGTCATGGGATGCGGAAGTACCGGCGTGAATCTGGACGGCAATCAGACCTATACTGTCTATCTTGAAGCCGGGGCGCACGACAATAATTTTCAGTATTTCCCCGTCAGCGGCACTAATACAGATTTCGAGGGAACACCGCGCACCAACACTATCCAGGGCGACAAACTTCGCGTGGGCTACGACAACTCATCAACTGTTATCTCGGCGAAGCTTGGAACGCTCAGGATGGAAGCACAAGGCACAGGTGCGCTGCGTTTCAACCAGTACCAGGGAACGGGGGGGGCAGCATTCGGCAACGGCACAGGCAGTCTCACACTTGGGATCAGCGGACAGGGTGTCATCAATCAGTCGGGGATACCCTTTTCGCAATTAACTGGGGGCGTGGCGGATGGCACTTTTAGCTGGTGTACGGACTGCGCTATTGCGACGACGTGTGCAGGCGGTGGCTCAGGCGCGTGGGCTTTTCGTTCGCGCGGCAGTTGGAAATGTCCGTTCTAAGGTGGGGAGGGGCAGAAGAAAGGTGCGCTTTTCAGCTTGGCGACTAGGGAGCGCACCTTTCGGAATTAAGTTTTAGCGAGGCATAAGAACTTAACCGTTAACCTCTGAATCCCTTTTGTTCGCTGGCGTGCGGCTCTAGGTTGCATTAGAGCCTATCGCGGCTTATACCTTTCGATTACGAGCATGATTGCGGCAAGCTGCGATGTTACGAAATAGCGGAACATCGGGTCGGTCTGAAGCTTTTCAATCGCCCTCTGTTTAATCGTCTCAAGTTCTTCTGCTGTTGCGCCCCTGAAAGATTCGCTCTGAAATGCGAGTGAGAAAAGAAGCGCCTTGAGAACCTCTTCCTGTAATTCACGATAGTTCTCAATTGGTTTTCTTCGTTGTTGCTCGTGGTCAAGAAGAGCTAACACCTCTGATGGTATAGTATCGGCGGCATTAGAATTTACTTCACGAATAGCCTGCGACAGTATCGCATCGTTTAATCTTTTCTGTTCGTCAACCATCGTCGTTTCTCCTTTAACCAACATCCTAAACGCTTCCACACCTGCCAATCATAACTCTAATCGTGTTTCCCTGATGCTCTAAATCAAGAATTTAAGTTTGATGCTGCAAAGAACCTATTTCATCACTACTCGTTCCCTTGTGTTCGCAGGTAGCACGGCTCAATCGCTTGTGGGCTGTAAAGCATAAGCCGCTTCTAGTAATTTGAATCCATTTACACCATCCCTGAAGTAGTACGTGTCCCAATCGTCAGGTTTTATTTCAAGTAAAGATTCAGCGCGTAGGTCTTCCATCCCAAGCCGCCATCTTTCTTCACGTGGCAAGTCATACCATGTATCCCAATCCTCGCCATCTTCATTGACGGGCGGCGTCCATTTGGCTGCACCGGCGTTCGGGAATTGCTCACAAACACTGTAGCTCGTTACCACTGGCCTTTCAGAGTTAGACCGCAGCATCGTGATAGTTTCTTCCCATCCCACATCGGCACGCATGATTCCAGACGCGCGCCCCTTCTCAATAATACCTGCTACCCAATCACGATTCTTTCCTTCAATGTAAGCATGAATTTCGCATTGACCGTGTAAGCGTGCCATTAACTTGATTGGGTCAGAACCCATAATAAGAGCGGTGTTAAGAGCAGCACTAAAGACTTCTACCCGCTTGCCTTCTACTACCAACAACTCGTCGGACGTTGGCACGACTAAAGCCGTCTTAAGGCTTTGGGCAAACTCTCTTCCTTTATACCTCACAACGTAATGCGACGGCGCAATAATGTTCCGCAGCACGCTTGGACGTTCCGATGAATCGTAGTCATTCAAGTTTAGTGCGGCAAGGAACACCTCATTGCAGAGATAGCTCGCATAGGCACGCTCCGAACCTCTAACCTCTGAATCACCTTCCTGCTCGTGAAAATAAACTCTACTCATAATCATTCCCCTTCTCAAGAAAATATCCGCCTCAATTCTCCGATTATATGGTAAAATAAATGTGGCTCAGACGAGTGCGGATACACCCGAATGAGCCTAACCATTCAGCAAATCTTTCTAGGAGATTCACATCATGGCTACCTCTAAAATAGCACGCAACTGCGAAGTTTGTAAGAAAGAATTTTCCCCGCGCTCCTACGATGTAAGACGGGGCAACGGTCGTTACTGCTCTAGACCGTGCGCTTATGCTCACAAGACTGTAGCCGTCCGTACCTGTAAAAAATGTGGAACTACTTTCTCTAGAAGTCCCTCTGTCTTCAAAAGACAAGCAGGCATCTTTTGCAGCAAAGCCTGCCGACAGCCTCCGTCCACCATCCGCTTTTGGGCTGCGGTGAATAAGACTGACAGTTGTTGGGTATGGACAGCCGGAGTAAGCAACGCTGGCATCACGTAAACATGGTGAAAATACTCTTGAGTAAAAGCGATGATAGACTTGGCATCCCTTTCCTTGATAGTTCCTAGATCATCATGCTTAGCATGTAATTCCTTATTTGCGACAAGCCTGACCTTGTGTGCAAGTTGCCTGAGCGGTTCGGTGATGATGCCTTTTTTAGCTAGATCATCTATCTGCTGAAATAAGTTACCCCCCTGTGCGCCTAGATCATCGCAGCTTGATTGTACAGCCCTTCTACACATCGCAACCGATGCTCTGTATGCCTTAACCCATAGGCAACGCTTGGACTCGGAAAAATCTTCCGCTATAGGTGTTGGCACTTTTTCATGAACAGAATCATCGGGCGTCCCTAGAGGATAATGCTCTACATATCGCCAATCCTCTCGATGTCTAAATACAATGCCTAATATGAACTGCTGGCATCCCTGACATTGCATCATGGTGTAAACCATCCACTGATAGCTGTCAACGGCTACAGCATGATGCTGCGCCACCCTTATAAATACCGAATTGCTGCGACAGTGGGGGCATTCTCCAACTAAGGAAAATAGAAAGTTGCTGCTATCTAATACGCTAACTTTCATATCTCTAGGCCAATCCTTCCAGAGAATAGCCAGCGAGCCGCATAACAATCTAATCAGATCGTACTCGTCTGGGCTGATGTTCTCTAGAGCATTGTCGCCCCTCTCGCACACTTCATCAAGGGAATTGTTCTCTCTACTTATTTCTTGTACAGGCATCTTGCCCTAAAACCTTTCTGCCTGCCTATAAAGTGCTTAAGAATCTGACCCTTTATAGGCAAAGCCCTCCCATATCGGCTTTAGTAAATGCTCGTGCTATATCTTCGGCTCGCCTGCGAATGTAGAGGTTATCGCATGGCGCGCTTAAGATGTTCTCCAGGCAATTCGTAATGTAGTATATGACGTTTTCGCTCAT